AAAATATCCTTGGTTCGCAATATCTCCTATCAGCTTTTCTGTTTTTTGTATCAATTCTATTATTATTTTATGATTCTCTTGTGTGTAACCTTTATTCTTATATCCATTTTCATAATCAACCCAAGTTTGTTTTTGTCCCTTTACAACTATTTCTTGTCTTAAATTATCTTCCGGGCAACCTCCTTGATATTCTAAAATACCTTGAGGACCTTTAAGTTTACTCTTATTCATAATTATGAATTCATTCAAATTAGACATATATTTTTCCATGACAACAATCAAATAATACCTCGTAGATACTTTGTCTTGTGTACGTATCACTTTTATTTCATATACATCTGGATGTAACTTTTTTTCTGATAAATCAATAATATTATCAATTGATTTTTGTATCTCATCACTTAATCTTATATCATCTGTATTTTTAACTCTATAAACTTCGTCTCCGGTAAGTCGTCGGATTCTTACAGCTACTTTGCCTTTTTCACGACACTTGTTAGATAAGGGAATTTCTTTCACTATATTATACGCACCCTCTCCTATAGTGTTTTTTTTTGAAGCATCTAAATCAATATCTTCACTGTCAACAACATCAAAGTGATGTTTGGTAAAGATTTTAACTTGTTCTCCTTTTTCCTTGTCAACGAAAAATGTCTTATCAAACGTTGATTTGGCAACATTCTTAGTGCATGTTGTCATCGTTTATATATATATACATATATAAATATTAATATATATACATCAAATTACCTTTGTCCGCGTTGCTTTTTCGTTTTATTATTTTTTGATTTCTTACTCTTTTTACTCTTTTTCCCTCCTGATGTCTTTATTATTGGAACGTGTCTGGATGATATTGATATTTCGGATTGACCCTGATTTTTATCGTTAAATAATGTATGTAAATAATGGTCGATTGTATCATTCGCTTGATAAGGTTTATTTCCACGCAGTTGTGTCGTTATATTTCCAATATTAAATCCTTTTGAATTTTTCCACGAAAGAGGAAATACTCGGGTTACTGTTCTTAACATTTTTTTTTGTTTTTCTTGGTCCTCTTTACCTAAGTGTTCCTCTGTTTTAAATCTGGATAATTCTGTTCTTAGATCACCGATGGTCGCATTGCTTGTTGCTTGTAGATTGTTAAGTTGTGTCGTTTATTTTATTTTGTGCTTTCAGTATGTTCTTCTGTAATTTCTTAATCTTGTGCTTCCTTTTCACCGATTGATTTTTTTGAATTTTCTTTTATTTTAGCAATACTTTTCTCAAATCCTTCTTGTTGTTTTTTTAATTTATTCTTAGCAAACGTTTTTAAACCCGCTATCGCTCTTTCTTTACTATTCTTAATTTTATTAATATCTTTTTTTTGTTTTTCTATTAACTCTGAAATAAATTTTGTTGCTTTCTCACGTTTTTGTATTGTTTTTCTTTGTGTAGCTTCTAAATTTTTTAATTGTGTATTTAAATCTGCGTTTGATTTATTTATTTCTTCGATTTCTGTTGTTTGTGTATTGAGTGTCTCTGTTTGTGCTTCTAATTGTGTTTTTAATTGAGCTAAGTTTTCTTTCATTCCAGCAATTTGTTGTTGTTGTGCTTGATTTTGTGCTGTGAGAGCTTTATTTATTGTATTTCGTTCTTCATTTTGTTTTTGTTGTGTTTCATTTTGTTCTGTGAGAGCTTTATTAGTATTTTGGATTGCGTTATTATGATTCTTGAGATCTTTAATTATTATGTTATAATTTTCCAACATCTTCCCTATTCTAACAAGTTCATCATGTTGTATATTAATTATATTAATCGCTCGGTCTTGTTCTGCATTTAAACGATTATTCTCTGTTTGAGTCCTGATATTTGTATTTGTTAAATTCGTTAATGTTTGTTTTATTGCTTTTGCGTATGTTAATAGACCTTCTACTGATTTTGTATATTCGCCCAATACTTCTTTATCTTGTGTCTTTAATCCCAAAAATCCAGTTACCGCGTTCATTATCTTCTCGGGATTTGATTCTATTTTCAATCTATTAATAATATCAATTAACTCATATATTTTCTCATCAAATACAGTTGTATTAGACATCGTATATAATATTTACTATATAGTGATATTATATTATTCGTTAAAATATATATTTCGGCGTTTAAAAACATACTCATCATCTACTCTCTGTTTCAAGAAATGATCCAATAATTTCTGCTTCTTCGCCATTTTTCCATTTATCTTCTCATTCACCAACGTTATCATGAAATACAACGAATACATCCCACATTCCGTATTTGAACGTTGATGACTAAATGTATTTTGTATATATTTGAAATCAATAGGTTGGTCCAAATTCTTTCCTTGGGCCATAATACGATTCACCAAGATATCCACTTCATTCGGGGCTTCCACGCCGTTGCTGTCAAAATACAATATAAATCCTTTCTTTGTATCCACAAATAGCGACACCCAATGGCTTCCAGGTTCCCGATGCTTAGATAAATTAAATATAAAACCCATTTTATGAATACCTTTCTTCAACATATTTCCCAATTCAAACGTGCATATATCATTGGATACACATTGTCCGCCATATTGGAAATACTTATCATCGAAATCAATAGGACTCGGTCCAAATAGTTTGAAACAAGGATACTTTTTTTCATATTGGTTGAGAACCTTCAAGATGTCAAAATTCGTCAACCACGTATTTGGGTCAGATTTCCATTCACTTGGTTTTTTGGGTGCAAATAACCGATTTTTGATAGTTGACTTCAATTTCATATTTCTAAATTCATCCAACCAACACATTTCATTATCACATTGATGAAGTTTTTCCTTCAAATCGCTCCATATTTTACGCGGTGCGTATGACTTTATCATGTTATTCGGATTGTATTTATTGTAATATTTGCGAACCTTCTTCAATACTTCGGGAGTCATACAACTCCTATGTTTCACAGTCTTTCCTTGGATATTCGGGTTACAATTCTTTGAATGTAGTTTACGTGTTATTGTCATTATAAGTTATTATATAAGGATATAAAAATAATTTCTGTGTTTATCTATATGCACCTTATTATAACTAAATTCCAACAAATCTTTCATAAGCAACATAGTCAGTTCAAAACAAAGGTAACAGAAATATTTCCATATACATTTTATATATTTGATAAAACGAAAGCGACGACTTTGGGACGATGGCAATCACACGAGTGTACCAATAAAACATTTTCCAAAGTGGATTACAGTAATGTAGACCACTGTGGACCGTGTGGTCTCAATCATCTTAATAAGGACGTCAAGCAAACTACACCATCCAAACAAATGAAAATATAGATAGGAACTATTTCCCTATTTTCTTAACTTTCTCTGAACTCCATATTGAAGTTGTTTCGATGTCTTTACCACTATCTTCCGTTTTAGACGATTGGATTGATGAATCATCTTCGGTATCATTATCTTCAGACTGCGTTTTTGTTTCATTAAATTTATTAACATCTTTAATCTTTAACATTTCCCAATGTTTGAATAGTTCGTTAGTAAAATCGTCAAACGCTAAAATGATTGCGTTATTCAAATCATCAACATTACCATCAATTAATTGTGTAACTGTGTCTATTATTTGAGCTTTATTTTCTTTGACTTTATCTATATCCTGGTTTTCTTCACCCGTTTCCATTCGTTTTCGGGTTACCAATTTATTATAATCTTTTTGATTGAGAAGTAGTTGTAGAGTTAAATCATTGACGCAATCCATTTTATAATCTATTACAATATAAAAATAAAATCAGTTTTACACATTGTAAAAATATATATGACTAATATATAAATCATAATGAACGGCATTTCACCCAAACCCACGATATTAGGAAAAAGACAAGGAGAAGATACACGAAACCGCGCAAGCGTGCGTATGGTATGGCACAACCCGAGCACCGCTACTCAAAGCTCGCCTTACCGCCAAGTATACAATTTAGACAAACACGAAACCGCGTCTGGTTCTCAATACGCGCGTTTCAAGCGCGAACGTGCTGTTGCTCGTAATTACAATGATACAAGCCTATAAAAAACTATACTATAAATATATACAGTATAGTTTATCATGTATGAATATTTAGTTGAATTAATCGGAAGTGCTATTTTTGTTTATGTAATTCTTGCTACAGGTAATCCATTAATTATTGGTGCTACCTTGGCATTAATATTGCTTATTGCAACACCCATTTCGGGAGGCCATATCAATCCTACATTATCAGTAGTAATGGCGTCAATTAATAAATTACCGATAAGTGAAATAATTCCATATGCATTATCCCAAGTATTTGGCGGTTTACTTGGATTAGAAATATACAAGCGTTTCAAATTGGTATAAATGAATTTATTTTGTTTTTTGTAACATTCTATAAAAAACAAATAAACCCACTACTGTCATCGCTCCAACATACATATGTGTTGAGTAATTTACATTTAGCTGTAATTGTTCTTTGTCGTCGGATTCGGCATCTTCATTATCTTCTTGACTTTCGTTGTGTTTTTCATTCTGCTCTTGCTTTTCATCCTTTTCCATGTTACTTGATTTGACTTCTCCATTCATTGTGTAAAATACAAGATTTTCAAAGTTTTCAATATCTTTATCCAATTGGACCTTTTGTATTTCATTTTGCAAAATAGGATGAAATGAACTTTGCTGAGGGATGTTATCTAAACTAGGATACGTTTCTTTTGCAATCGTGTTATACGCTTTGTTCTTATCTCGGTTATTTCTACCATTGACTGTTTTCATTTTTCTAAAATCAATAAACATTATATAGTATAATGCTATAAAATTTATATAGTTTTTAACACCAATATAAAAACGTTAGCATATAAATACTATCAACCATGTGTGGCATCTTTGCATTGCTAAACAACAACGGTTCATACACATATGATACGATAAAAAAAGAATTTTTAAAAGGAAGTAACCGGGGTCCGGAATATTCCATTCTACAACCGGAATTTTACAATTATATTCTTGGTTTCCATCGCCTTGCGATTAATGGTCTAAATCCAGAATCTCATCAGCCGCTCATTTTAGACCAAAACCTTATTCTCATTTGTAATGGAGAAATCTACAATTATAAGGAGTTGTATCAAGAAATGAAAATCACACCGAATACTGATTCGGATTGCGAAGTCATTTTACACATGTATAAAAGGTATGGTATGTCTCAGACACTACGTCATTTAGACGGTGTATTTGCGTTTGTATTAATTGATATGACACTAGAAACTGATGAACCTACTATGTATGTTGCCCGGGATCCATATGGTGTCCGTCCTCTGTATATTTTACAGAATAAAGACCAGTCTGCGAATACATATGAAAATAACTTTTATGGCTTCGCATCGGAAATGAAGTGTCTTGTCCGATTCAAACAAGAACATAATGAGATTTCACAATTTCCACCAGGTCATTACGACACGTATAAGCGCGATTCATCCATGTCTTCACTATGGAAGTATTCGGAAACATTTAAATATCACGATATTGGATTTCAGTCGATCGTCAATAACTTTCACCATAGTCATTGTATGAATGCTATTTACAAGAATATTATTTACTATCTTAAACAAGCCGTATTCAAGCGTTGCTCTAATTCAGACCGTCCAATCGCATGTTTGCTTTCAGGTGGTTTAGACAGTAGTCTGATTTGCGCTCTTGTATGTGAATATAATAAAACACATCGTTTGGAACCACCCGAAACATATTCCATTGGTCTTAAAGGTTCGCAAGACCTACATTATGCGTCTGTTGTAGCAAACCATTTACATACAAAACATACTTCCATCGAATTGACAGAAGAAGAATTCGTAAGTGAAATTGACAATGTTATTTACGCGATTGAAAGTTATGATACTACCACAGTCCGGGCAAGTATTGGTAACTATTTACTCGGAAAATATATTTCATCACACAGCGAAGCAAAGGTCATTATGAACGGCGATGGTTCCGATGAAGTATGTGGTGGATATATGTATTTCCATTGTGTTCCAGACAATATTGAATTCGATAGGGAATGTTATCGTCTCCTATATAATATTCACAAATATGATGTATTGCGTTCAGATAAATGTATTTCCAGTCACGGTCTGGAACCACGCACACCATTTTTGGATCGTTCGTGGGTGAATTATTATATGAGTATTCCTACACACATTCGTAATCATAATGTTACCGGTAAAATAGAAAAGTTCTTGTTACGACGAGCATTTTCAGAAGAGAATTACGGATCACGCCTTCTTCCTGTAGAAATTCTACAACGGTCTAAAGAAGCATTCAGTGATGGTGTGTCGAAACAAACACGTTCATTATATGAAATTATCCAAGAACATATTTCTAAAAAAGACAGTATTCAACTTGTATATAGCAGTCGTCATTATTTGAATGCCACTACCGACGAACAAAGGTATTACATATCAGTATTCAATAAACATTATAAAGATTGCGGGAACGTGATTGACTATTATTGGATGCCTCAATATGTGAATGCTAAGGATTCAAGCGCACGAACGCTGAATATATATTCAACCGTAAATAATAACACGAATTCTGAAAATCTAGAAAAATTGAATGATAATGAACCCATTTCTGTATAGCATCCCCCCAAATAATCCAACATCTATTCAAAATGATTACTATTCATCAATTGTCAGACCTTGTGTCCGGGACGGTTGTGAAACGTCCCTCTGCTTCAATCAAGTCTCCATATGTAGCAGATGTTACATATGAAGATAATACTATTCTCGGTCATTGTCCTTCCCTTGGATGCTGCGGATTGGCCGATAAAGATGCTACTGTATTGATGGCCCCAGCCAAGAACCCAAAGAGCAAATGTCAATACACAGTATATTTGTCATCCTTATATGACGAAAAAAAGGATAAACGCGTTATTGTTGGTATTCATCCCAAACTTGCCGAACAAATCGTCGAAAACTGCATTTCAAGAAACCACTTTACGTGGTTGCCAAATATTAGCAATTACACGCGCGAGTTTGTCATCAAAGATAAAGAATTAGACGTTGATTCTCGCTTTGATTTCCACGGTTATGACAATAACAATCAAGAATTCATAGTTGAAGTGAAGACGGTTCCACTTGCTGATTATGAAGACATTCCGAAAAAAGAGCGGAAGGGAAAGAACTACGATGAAATTCCGTTTGAAAATAAAATCGCCTATTTCCCCGATGGGTATAGGAAGAAAGCAACAGACCCGGTAAGTCCGCGTGCCCTCAAGCACATTAATGAATTGCGTGTATTAAAAGAAACCAAAAACATTCGCACAATTCTATGTTTCGTCATTCAACGTGACGACGTATCCAGTTTCCAGTCATCCATTATTGATCCTATTTATCGCGATGCCGTGTATGCAGCAAAAAACGCAGGTGTAGAAATATATGCGGTTGTCTGTAAATGGCATCAAGACGGTAGCTGCCAACTCGTAAATGATAATCTCCATATCAATTGGTAAAATCAAAAAATACAAAATCATCTATAAATAATATATTCGCTATTTTAGAACATGTTTTTTTATCCATCATATATCATAACACTTTGACACGTTTTTCAATAATCGCTTTTCGCCCACTCGTCATAAAATTGCTATAAAAGTCGTGGAAGCGTTTTTTAATCAATTCGCCATTAATATCCGAAAATACGATATATTTGATATTGAATTGCTTCATCGTTTCATAACAGTTCTTACATGGACTGCTTTCCATATACATATCTGTAAACTCTGAACGCGGAGACCGGGAACGACGGACCACATACAAATTGATTTTATCCAATATATTTTGCTTCTTACATTTGCGCAATACGTCTATCTCAGCGTGACACGAACACGAGTTATGTATTAATCCATCTTTTGAAAATGTTCTGTATTTATTACATCCACGAGCAATTATTTTTCCACAACGAACCGCTATACAACCGAGTTGCATAGCCATATCCGATTTTCCTGCGATTTCATATGCATTAGCAGCATATTTCTCATCACTTGTACTTGGACTACAAGGATAGCATAGTGTTGACATTTATATCTACTATTAAATTATAATTGCCTTTTTAATTCAATTTTGTAAAAATATAGTTTTGTATTCTATGGATATTTTTTTTGAAATCGCACATCGTGGATATAGTGATAAATATAAAGATAATACTCTTGGAGCATTTCAAGCGTCAGTAGATTCACATTTTGATATGATTGAATTTGATATACAAATGACAAACGACAATATCATTATTATTCACCACGATATTATAATTGATGACATTATCATTTCAGAGACCAATTATCATACAATAAAAGAAAAAAACAACGATATACTTACACTTGAAGATTTTTTCAAACATATTGATATATCCATCATCAAAATATATATCGATATCAAAGGCACACACACCAATATATGTTCGCATCTCATAGAAATACTAACATCGGTCCAACCAAAGAACAATATTTTTATTGGATGTTTCAATATGAATATTCTGGAAAAAATGTATTCTTTGGATCCAAGTTACCATTACGGTATGATTACTGCCAACGCATTCAATAAAGAGCATTTGGACTTTTTACATAGAAAAGTGTCACTTTCGTTTGTATGTTTTGAATGGAGTTTATTAGAAGCAGACATTATAGAATATCTACAATCAAAAGGAATACTTGTATTTGCTTTTACAAATAAAAATATCTACATACTACGCTATATGAATAAGTTCAAACTCAATGGCATCGTTTCCAATCTAAAAATCCGCTGAAAAATCGAATACATTTTTATCTACTGTCTTGTTTGCCAACGCGTATTCGGAGTTGGTGCGTTCAAAGAAGTTGACTTTTGTTTCTACACTGATTAATTCCATAAAATCAAAAGGATTTGATGATTTATATATTTTATCATATCCCAATTGAAGACATAGACGATCCGCTACAAATTCAATATATTGTTTCATTAATTTTGCGTTCATACCAATCATACGACACGGAATGGATTCTGTAATAAATTCCTTCTCAATTTCTACGGCCCCTGAGATTAAGGTATGTATTTCTTCTTGAGACAATCTATTCTCAAGTTTATTATATAATAATACTGCGAACTCGGTATGTAGAGCTTCGTCGCGCGAAATCAATTCATTGGAAAAGGTAAGACCGGGTAAAAGACCACGTTTCTTAATCCAATAAATGCACGCAAAACTGGATGAAAAGAAGATTCCTTCTACCACCGCAAAAGCAACCAAACGTGTTGCAAATGAGCTTTCTTCGTCATTAATCCATTTACGCGCCCAGTTTGCCTTTTTCTCAACACACGGGAAATTCTCAATCGCATTGAATAATTTGTCGCGCTCTCCAGCGTCTTTGATATACGTATCAATAAGTAAGCTATACATTTCAGAATGGATATTTTCTATGGCGATTTGGAACCCATAGAATGCACGTGCTTCTGACAATTGAACGTCGTTCATAAAACGGATAGCTAAGTTTTCCAATACAATTCCGTCAGAAGCCGCAAAAAATGCCAATACCATACTTACAAAGTGTTTCTCGTCTTTTGTTAATTTTTCCCAGTCATTCAAATCCTTTGATAAGTCACATTCCTGGGGTACCCAAAAACTGTCTACTGATTTTTTATACATTTTCCAAATGTCATTATCCACAATTGGAAACATTACATAGCGGCTATCGTTTGGTGTCAATAAAGGTTCGGGTTTTGTAAGTGCATTAGACATTATCTAAACTGTTATATTATAAAGATGACATTTTATGTTTCTTCAAAAAATTATATTTTTTATATATCCTCATTTTTTGAAAATCTATACCATTACTCACACGTTTTTTCTAATCATTAATTATATACATAATTACACATTTGTTTCATATTAACAATGTATGACAACGGAAATTATAACTCGGAAATCGTATATGGTGGCGTAGATGGTCTCATTACTACATTCGCGATTATTGCTGGTTCAGTTGGTGCTGAATTGTCACACAATATTATTATTGTTCTTGGATTCGCGTCTATTTTAGCCGATGGGTTTAGTATGGGAATATCCAGTTTCTTAGCTGAACGCATGAGAGAAAGTGAAAAACATCCTTATTTGGTTGGCTTATCTACATTCATTTCATTTATTATTTTAGGTTCTATGCCGATGATTCCTTATGTGATGAACCTCGATAACGCATTCACTTATGCAATAATGATTTTGATAGTTATATTGTTTTTACTGGGGTTATTAAAAGGTAAAGGATATTATTATGGTGTAGAAACAGCATTTATTGGTGGGATCGCGGTTTTGATAGCATACCAATCAGCCAAATATATACACAATCTTGTTCCAGATGATGAATAGAAGAAAACGATCAATTATAATTGAATAGTTTTCAATTATATTTTTGGTATTATACATTTTAAGCAAATATTATATGAAGACTAAACCTGTATATAGATTAAACATGAAAAACGGTAATCAACAACCTAACGACCAGCGCAAAGGACGCAAAAATAAAAAACATATAATGAATGAAGTATTAGAGTTCTATTCGGAATACGACAACGACCAATCCCATTATACAAATAGTGATATCCAATTGGAATATAAACATTCATCTGCGAAAACAAAACGTGAAATAGATGAAAAGTTCACCACGCCGAAAAACAAAAGTCAGGAAATTTACAACAACCTCCTCAAAAATAAGAACAAAAAGATTGTTGTCGCGACTGGACCCGCAGGAACTGGTAAAACGTTATTAGCCACCGAAAATGGTGTTCGTAATTTTCTATTTGGTAATTGCGAAAAACTCATTTTTACACGTCCTTCCGTATCTGTAGACGAAGACTTGGGATATCTTCCCGGAACGCTCGAAGAAAAAATGTCTCCTTGGGTGCGTCCGATTTACGATATACTCTATAATTTTATTACACCCAAAGAAGTGACAGAGCTGATTGAAGAAAAAATAATTGAAATCTCTCCGTTAGGTTTTTATGCGTGGTAGAACATTCAAAAACTGTTGGATTATTGCGGATGAAATGCAGAATTCCACGATGAGCCAGATGAAAATGCTTCTTACACGCATCGGCGAAAATAGCCGTCTTGTGATTACCGGTGATTTGGATCAACACGACCGTAAAGATGAATTGAATGGTCTTGAAGATTTTTTGAATAAATTTAAGGGCAAACGTTCATCCAGTATTTCTAGTTTTGAATTTCAAAGCGATGATATCCAACGCGAAGAAGTGGTGAAGGAAGTATTAGAAATATACGACAGCGAATGTATACCACCTTCATATACAATGGATATGGAAACAAATAACGTTATTGAAAATGAGTTTGAAAAGCCCGCTGAAACTATTGAGATGTGTGGGGAACCTGATGTATTATCTGAACCATCTGATGACAATTCAACCCATTCATAAATTCTTTTCATATTATAGTATATAATATGAATCTCAAAAGTCTCCGAAAATTCAATGTTAGCTTCAAGCCCGTTATTAGCAATACACCTTTGTTATATGCGATTGCGTTATTATCGTGCTTAGACATTATGTATATGTTTCAGTCCAACAAATTCAACGCGTTATTTGTATTCTTCATTAGTGCCTTGATTATGACATATTTTAGTAAAAAATATGATGGTTATCTTGTTCTTCGCGTTAGTTATTACACATATCTTCCGTTTCGGTTCAAACGTAAGTGAAGGTATGGAATCAAAAAAACAAAGGTAAATCTGATGAAGAAGATAAAAACGGCGACGATGACGAAGAATCGTCCGAAGACAAACCCAAGAAAAAAGCAGACATAGATGAAGTCGTTGACGATATGATTAACAACATGACAGAAGACGAAAAAAAACGAAATCATTGAAAACAAAGACGAAATCACAAAGGATTTTGCCGAAGTATCCAAATTACAGGAAACAATGGTTAATAACGTCAAATCTCTTGAGCCCCTCCTTAACAAAGCTGAAAAATTTATGAATAAATATGGTAAGTATGCCAAAATCAGTCAAAAATACCTATAAATGCCCCAAGTTTTATACATACATATAATATATACACTATTATATGCATCCATCAATTTCTATTTTATTTTTTACAATATGTATATTTTTAACTATTTATTATTTTAGTGAATATTTGCATATCAATATCATACAAAAATTAAAATATTACACGAATGAACTGTTATACTATTTGAAGTTGAAAGAACGTCCCAAAAAAGAACCTTTTGTGGATATGATTAAAAGTTTATTACAAATGGCTTTATTAATTCCGAAACTTGTTATGAATATTGGAGACATTTTTTTCTTTCATGGTGAATAGTGTGATTGGCACGGTTGAACTCATTTCAGGTGCTTCTATGGCCCTTGCGCTCGGTTTTGAGAGCCTATTCAAAGGTATCGCTCAATTTGGCGTGTTTATGCTATATTCGTTGGAATTCATGTTAACCCATTTATTCTGCTTTTTGAAAATCATATTCACAGCACCTTCGTGTGTCATTTGGTATATTATTGAAACCATCGGTAAAATTATATACTTAGTTCCTATGTTCTTTTTTGCGCTTCTTACTATTATTGGCTTAGATGGTAAAGCACTTGAAAAAGGTATTTGGGACGGATTAGAGAACCTTGATACTCTGACTTTCTCAGTTCTTGGTATTCATATTATTCATTATCCAAAATGGATACGCGACCAATGCTATAACTGCCGTCGTTTGAAAATGGGAACTGTTGGCGACCAATTTACACGAACATTTACAACTATTTCCCGCGAATTCCCGGATGATGCCGCACCCGGTATTAGTGTTATGAATGGAGGAGGTAAACGATTAATGTCGGCTTTGAAAAAATTCATGACCTTACTATAAATACATTATTATATCCTTAGTATGTATATAATAATGCCTAAGCAATGTCCCACAGGAGTAGTATGTGTTGAATATACCGCAATTTCATTTTACATCATTATATTCGGTATTATTGGATATTTAGTCTATTTGAATTTCCAAGAAAAAACACCCATACACATTTTCAATCAATTGCCTTCCAATAACGATTTAGATAAAAATACGAATATTTTTCATTCGTCTATGGAACCACCCCTTTCAACTAATCAGCATTTTCCACCTTTATCAGGAGATGTTCGCGGCGGAATCCCTATAAATATGAAGACCCGTCCATCTAGTCAACAACATAATTATTCACAAGTAGGTATTTTAACAAAAGAGAATCTTAATGGAAATGGCGAGAACCTGATTTTGCCATTAATGGGAAAACTTAACGATACACGTCGCGATAAATGGAACTTTTATACCATATCCAATACCGGTTCTGTAAATACGAAATTACCTATTAGCGTAAATGGGAAAAACTGTTCTAATGAATATGGTTGCGATGATGTAATGAATGGCGATACTGTTTATGTTGAAGGATATAATGGTATTTTCAACGTGACAAAGTATGAAAATAATGATTTTCAATACATTCCCTATTTGTAAATTATATTATAGTTGAATATTATATAACTATAATACAAATATGTCTATTGATTTAACATCTAATACTTCTATAAGTGGTAGTATTGACTATGATTATGGTAGAATTTCATTATACCCATCTAATTTTTTATCTGATGGTTCTGTGTCGTTAAATTATTCTTCTCCAAACATTATTGTCAATATAAACAGTAATGATTCAATGTCATTAAAAAAATCACATATTGCAAAGAAAATTTATGTTAATGATAGTCCCGTTCATTCCTTAAATGGAAATGGAGAAATTATCGTCGAACACAAGGACTTTATAGGTAATTCTGAAAAACTATTTCTAATTATACCAGTAAACAAAAAGAAAGGTGTACCTAAAACTGATAATGCTATTAATTCGTTAATAACAAACTTAGACGCGACAAATAAAGTCGATATTGATTTTAATTTTAATGTTAACCTAGATAATAAAACTGGATATTACTACTATACTAATACCGACAGTGCCAATATTAAGAGTCATTTTATTGTATTTGAAAAAATTATTGATATAAATAATTTACCTAATACTAGTTCTGTTCCAACTGAATTAGATAGTGCTGCTTCTGCTCAACTTACAATTTATAAAGGGAAATCTAAAGCAAATAAAACTGACAAAGGTGTTGTTAATTCTATGACTTCAAAGGAAGACCAAATTTATATTGATTGTCAACCAACTGGTGTAAGTAAAGAAACCATCTCAAGTTATAATGTACCAATTAATAGTGAATATACAGAAAAATCAGCTCTTATTAATTTTGAACGCTCTACTACAACTATTGTATTATTCAGTGTTGCTTGTGTACTAAGTTTTTTGGTTGGACCAGAGTTATATAAAACGGCGATTATTAATAATATCATCAGACATATTGGAAACCAAAAACCAACTGATAATGATGGGAATAAGTATAACGGCTGTGATGATAATTGTGACGATAATGTTTATAAAAACGAACAATTATTAGGTGGTGTGGATTCTCTTCTTGTAATAATGATTTTTTGGATATTCATCGCTATGTTAGGTGTTGGAGTCCATTTTAAATCATCATTAACAACAACATCTTTATACTTCATAATGTTTGCTATTAGTATGATGTTGGGTATATACAACAAACGTCAAGATAAAACATATATGACACATACGACACACAATGATTTAGAATACACATTATACGAATGGTTCTTTGATTCCAAAAAGAATGTACCCGAAAGTGTTAATTATAATTTTATGGGCTATAATATCAAGGGAATAGGTGGAATAACTCAGGAAGTTTTTAGACAGTGGGCAAAACTTATTGCTTTTTTGCTTGCAAGCGGACTAAGTATTGGATTAATTGCTGGACTATTGAAAGGTGAAGCACGAGATTTATACGGTTCTATCATTATGCCTATTTTGTTTATTGTGTATATTATATTATTATTGGCTGGCCTGGAAAAAGAAGCAAAAAACGTACAATCCGCTGAACCACAAGATAATGGCTTTTTGGGTACTATTGGAAACTTATTTGGTCCTATTGGAAAATTATTTGAAATATCAAAGCGTACCGAAGGGGGGGGCGAAAATAATGGTGTGTTTATAGGTGGTAGTTCCAATGATAATAATGACTTTGGGAATACAGTTGGGACCTTACTTGGTGTAGCGACTATGATATTATCATTCGTGTCTATAGCAAATCAAAAGAGTGATAAGTAAATAACACTACAGCATCATATATGAATAAAATTATATATGATATGATATTTATACCTTGGAAGCACCTTCTAATTTGGTAGCAACAGGTTTGAATCCACTGTTGACAATGTCAACCATTTCGCTTTTTCCAATAGGTGCCATTTTTTCAACCATTTCTTCTTCTAATGATTGCTCTTTGGGAGGGTTCATTGCCTTCATTTGTGCGTTCTTACGGTCTTGTGTAGGTGTGTGGTCTACAATCGCTTTGCGGCCTGTGACATATGATGTGCGTTTCAATAATTCAAACGCGACGAAAATGAATAAGATAGCAATAATAGGATTCGCATAGAAGAAAAGATACAAGATGAGAACCATGAGTGCTAATAAACCAATAGGGCTTTCAATTGTTTCCGCAATAAGTTCAGGTGTTTCTACATTAAACATTAAATAGAATACAAAAAGAACTAATACAGTTAATTCAAGAGGAGTAAATGATTTGAATACGTTTTTCATTATATATTATAATGTATTATTTTATTCAACCCAAAATTGAATTTATTTATCTAAACACGATATAAGTAATATATAATTAATACTTCATTATGGGCCCTAAGAAAAAAGTAACTCCTTGGTATAAAACGCTCGATAATGATTTGAAGACAAGTATCCAATCACAGTCCTACATAGGGAAAAAAGGATATACAATTCCCAAATCGTGCCTCAATCCTAAAATATTAGAATCGATGTATGAAGAACTACATGCTAAACCTTTGGTTGCTATAAATTGCGGTGGTCCAGCGAATCAAAGCAACGGATTTTATTGTTATCGCGAAAATGAAAAAAAGATATACATTCCACGATTTTATGGCATCGAACGATTTGGTATTCCGTCTAAATGTGAATTGGTTGACGGACCTGAACCCATAGATGTGCCATTTACTAAAACCCTTCGGGATTACCAAGAAAAGATTGTAAACACATACATTTCCCATTGCAATACACCACAAGGGAATGGTGGTATTTTGGAAGTTCCTTGTGGGCGTGGAAAAACGATTATGGCTCTGAATATTATATCACGGTTGAAAACGAAAACCCTTGTCATCGTCCATAAAGAGTTTTTGATGAACCAATGGATAGAACGTATTGAGGATTTCCTTCCGAATGCGAAAGTTGGAAAAATCCAGGGTCCGGTGTATGACGTAGAAGGGAAAGACATTGTGATTGGAATGCTACAAACACTATATAATAAGGATTTTCATAAGACAGCATTTGATTGTTTTGGGTTAACTATTGTAGATGAGGTCCATCGTATTGGAAGCGAGCAGTTTTCCAAGGCACTCTTCAAAGCGGTCACTAAATATATGCTGGGAATATCTGCGACTGTTGAACGAAAAGACCAACTGACGCACGTGCTGTATATGTTTATTGGGCCGAAAATCTACCACGAAGAACGCGAAAAAGACGATGTTGTCAAGGTTCGCGCAATGCATTACAAAACGAATGATACGGAATTCAACGAAGTAGAGCTCGATTATAGAGGTAATACGAAGTATAGCACGATGATTTCCAAGTTATGTGCGTTTGGACCACGGAGTGAATTCATCGTATCATTGGTTCGCGATTTATTTACAGAATATCCTGAAAAGCAAGTTATGATTCTCGGACACAATCGTAATCTTCTTACATATTTACACGATTCGATTACACATAAAGGATTTGCAAGTTGCGGATATTATCTTGGAGGTATGAAACAGAAAGACCTACAAGTATCTGAAACAAAACAAGTTGTGATTGCCACATATGCAATGGCTGCGGAAGCGCTGGATATTAAGACGCTTTCTACACTTGTAATGGTGACACCTAAAACGGATATTACACAGTCGATTGGACGTATATTGCGGGTAAAAGGCAATAATCCGATTGTAGTGGATATTGTAGACGCACATACAAACTTTGTGAATCAGTGGACCCAGCGTAAGAGGTTTTATAAAAAAAATGGTTATCTTATCAATAGTATTAGCAGTGATAATTATATTGATATGGTTTCTAGCAAATGGAAATGCGTTTATGATCCCGAAAATGATGAAAAAAACAAGAAATCGGACAAGGATGAGGAAGAAGGGGTGTATGGAGGGAAATGTTTGATACAGTGGTAGTTGTATTTACATCATTAACAAAGACACTTAGGATTTAGAATGTGATTTTTTTATTCTTTTTGAGGTAGAATTCGGTAGCAAGGTAGTTCAACATCTTTGTTAGATGTATATCGTCTTTGGAATAATCGCCACCCATTGTTTCAGTCGCAACTTTTAAGTACCATTTGAAATTAGGTGAGTCCATATCTTCGGACTTGAACCTTTTTCCATCTTCCCAGTCTTCTAAACGATAATAGCTTTTGTTGTCTATTGTGGATATGAGACGACGCATTTGTAGTTTTTCCTTGTCCTTTTCCCACGTGCCATCCTCTTTCTTGAAATACATGATTTGTCGTTTTACATCCGTGCAGTGAATGGGGCGTTCGTGGACTTCTAAACTTCCTAGAGACTTGTCAATAATATTCATCATTCCATTCAGGTAACCGTGGTTCCCGAAATAATATAAATCTTCTTCTTCAATCTTGATTTGTTTCAAAAATGTCTGAAAATCAATAGCATCCTTACACTCATTATTCAAGAAGAAATTTAGATTGAACTTGTTTGTCGTGTTATGGATTAGTTACAATAGACATATTTGATATTTTTTCTGTGAGTTCATCAATCTTCTTTTCTTGCTCGGTATGGTGTCGCTGTTGTTCGGTTAATAATAGTTGTAACTCGGTAGTTGCGTGTTCTTGTTTGTCTTTTATAAACGTGCACTGCTGTCTATGACGAGACAATCCGGGCTGATACCTATATACCTTACCACAAACGCACTCAAATATTGTTGGCGAGTTTTTTATACCATTTTTTACCATTTTGTGTTTTGCAGTCATTTGGTGTTTGTTAAAGTCGCTCCGTTTAAAGCATTTGTAATCGCATTTCTCACAGTAAAATTTCTGTGGCGAGTTTTGGCGAGTTTTTATACCATTGTTCATCTAAAATGTCCTGAGATTTTAAAATTGTCCGAAATTTTTTTCCCAGCGCTCACAGAAAAAATTCTCCCTCCATTTACTGCATTTCTTACCATAAACCCTATTTTGGATGCTACCTAGAAAAACTATTTTGTATATTTCACTTTTGGACATTTTTAAAAATGTCCACTTTTGAAAATTTCGTTCTACTTTTTTTTCGAAGAAAAAATCCGAAAAACGTAAAATTTTGGTATTTACTGCATAGCACTGCATAAGCCATATTCAGTCACTCTGAATAAACTAATTTCGTTGATTTCATATATATTTTATATTGCTATATGGTAAGGATGACAAATGCCATTTGTGATAAATGCAATTCTTATTTACATGAAATCTGTATATCAAGGAAAAGCAAAGAACTGTTTATAAAATTAATGAGGGAACGTTCTAGGAAGGTGGCAGGTATTATTTATAGCGTAGTGCCGGGAATAGCCCATTACGAAATAGCAAATAGTTCATATGTAACATGCGATGGAACTATGCAAGTGAAATTGTTTGATAAATACCCGAATAAGGAAGATGAAGAACTATTTAAGAAATGTGTTTTTAGTAATGAAAAAAGCGAAGAATGCAACGATACGTATTGTTTTGACTGGTTATTTAATCTAACAAAGAATTGTTACTAGATGCTGTAAATAAGCAAAAATTGAATGGAACCCACACTTGTTAGGTAATACAACTACAACTAAATAACAAAAATGTTTGTTTTGATTCTTATTCTCATCGTCCAAGCATACTCAGAGCCGTTGGATACTATGTTATGGACCTACACCAAACAATCGTGCCAAGACAACTGTAGTCATTATGGACGTGGCAATTGCGACCAGCAGCAAATAATTCAAGCAAATAGCCCTGAAAAAATACAACAGATTGTAAAAGAACGTATACTCTCATTATATGTGTGTGTTGAATATGTAAAAGGGAACACCGTTGGGTATGTGAGAACAGGATGGTTTGAGTATAAATGCTATTATATAGATCCTGAATTAGATATTGAAGACACTGCCGAAACGTGTTCCAGTTTTTCAGAGATAAACAATCTATGTGCTTGTTCCCATCACGAACATACATATATGTCTCATGAACCAACTACCCAACCAACATCCAGTCCGACGCTTTCATTTCGACCTACATCACAACCTACATCACAACCTACAATATCATCAAAAAAATCAGATACTAATAATGAATCAAATATATATGAATTGAGTGAGGACACAATCATACTCATTGTTGTGATAATATTAGTATTATTTGTGATAGTTTCACCGCTATTATACAAGTGTTTCTGTATACGTAAAGAAACAAACATTGTCAGTGTAGAAGGAATTACACCTGTAATAGTAACAGAACCAAAAACGAATGAAATCCCAATAGCACAAGCACATATTATAGAAACATATCCTCAACCCACAGCGCCACCATTAAAAGTGGTTCCGTCTACAGAAAAATTAGACATAGAAATGGGACTACAATATAACCAAAATCAAAACTAAAAATAAAAATATTAGTATATACTATATATTATTACCAACACCAAGAAAAGTACATTTTCTCATGGGAGATAACTCATATTCGTATTATATTCGCACAAAACCCTGTTGTTCCAGCACACAATCAGTATCGTTACAAGGTCCAATGGGTCCAACCGGTCCTCAAGGAGATACTGGAGAAGCAGGTCCTCAAGGTCCACCTGGCGCAACATCACCATCCAACAACGCAATTTTGTATTTTTCTGATTTTACAGTAACCGGTGCGGATAGTGGTTATTTAGATATTGACATTACACGTTCTCAAAACAATGGTATCATTAATTTTTTAGATAGTACAAACGCAACATCAAGTATTACATTCGAAAACGAAACACTGTCTAATAGTTATATAGAAATATACGCACATTGTGATGCGGAAGCAGGCAGTGCCGGTCAAGACAATTGGGTCATTATGGAGTTAATTGGAAATGATTTAGAAACTACACCAATACAGCCTAATTCAATATCCACTGTTGATATTGATACACGTAGCGTCCAAAAGGGTGCATTACTCCATTTATCATTCGGTCCATCTGCATATCGCGTAAACGCAACAACAACAGCAGCCAGTAATTTAACCATACATAAGGATAATAAATATCGTCTTCACGTCCAAACAGGTCGTGCATATACATTAACAGAAGTGAAGTTAGTGATTCATTTGCGCGATTCAATATAAACAGTCATTCATAATGTAAAAAAATATATTATGAATAAGGGTCAATATGCGTTAATATGTATTATTATAGTTATACACCAACTTCCCAATATGAATGATTCGATCGCTTTGTTTGGCAATCCCGGTAGGGCACCAACGCTTGAATTTATAATTAAACACAAATGTCATGAGTAGTTCTTTATTCACATCTACATATTTGAACGGATTCACGTCTTGAAAATCTTCTTCGTCGTCACTTTCTTCAATATAATCAATGTTATTATTTTCCTTAATTTTCCGAAACAAGGTATTCATCTTGCAACTAATATCGTAATTGGGAATGTATGCAACATCATAGTATTCTTTGGTATTATTTTTACCAAATGCAAATAGGTGATAAATATCGGATTGAATATCCGCCTTGACAACAAACACACAAGGTTTCTTATAATAATGACTTTTAAGGTTTTTATTGTATTTACAATCATATTTGGACGCATAGGTGGAAATATTGTCTTTCGTTTTCTTGACTTGCTTCAGCATCGACAACTGTTTGGTTTTTACATTCAAATAAGGTTCCATATTATAATTAGACCTGTATTGAATATGATGTATATTATATGAAATGGTGCTCTCAATATCCTTAGGAATGACACCGGCATAATCACAATGGGAAGGATGTTTCCAAATAATAGGGCAGCAAATAAAGAACCTATATGTTGACAACAACGTGCTACATTCACTACATATAGAACTTATTAGGTCCCATTTTTCAATCATATGGAAGTGAGGTAGTTGGACGCCACAATAATAGAATATATCTTCAATAATGAAATATTTATTTTGGTTATTGTCTTCTTGATATAAAGTGCCATATAACAACGTATTATATCCAAGTTCATAATTACCTTGATGTGTCATTTTAATACAACTTGAATAATCCTTACTTTTATTGATAGTCAAACAATAACATACATTATTTTCTTTGTTCTCATTGTCGTATGAGAACCAACACAACATTTTTTTACCATAGGGAATGGCTAATGCTGTATCGTAATGAGAAACTTTCTTATGTGAAACAGTTTCATATGAAAGTTTAAATTCAGGAAGTCGTTTTAATACTGTCTGGATTTCTCTATCGTCAAGTTCCATAATGCGTTGGTAATAATAGTTACACTAATTGTATATCAAAATCAATTTTTATGTATATACATAAAATATATAGTAGTTGAAAATGAAAAATATTATGTCTTATTTACCAAAAGATCCCACACAATTTTACCTAGTGGCACTTATAGCAATTTACATTCTATATAAGTTATTACAAATAATCGCAGTATTTGCAACTTCATTTGAAAAGGAAATAGAGGTTCGTGAAAAATACGTTAAACCAGGAAAAAAAACTAAATTTAGTATCATTGATAGTGAAGGAAACACATATCTAATTGTAGATAGAATCATATTGATGGAATTCAATAGCGGTGATGATTATGCGATGATGAAGGAAGGAGGTAAATATAAAGTAAAGGGATACTGGTTTCGTTTCCCCATATTATCGTGGTATCCCCAAATTTATGCTGTTGAAAAAGTCTAAAATATAAGGACATAAAGAAAAAATATTGTTTTAGTGTATAACAATATGTTTTTGTTTGTTTCCTCGTTACTTGCCCTTGTAAATCTATCTACTGCGTTTAACGCTTCACATCCTTTATGGTCTGAATTCCAACATTTCACACATCGTTTTAACAAAATGTATTCCAATGTAGAAGAATTCCATAAACGTTTTAGCATTTTTGAAGATAATATGCTATTTGCTCTTGAAAATGCCGGAAATAGCTATACCTTAGGTATGACACGATTTTCCGATATGACTTTAGAAGAGTTCCGTCAATTCAACAGTTTTGGTATTGGTGGTCCATTATTCAACAAATGTTCAAAATTTCAATCGTCCAATAGTAACGTAGCAGATGAACGTGACTGGCGTACGGAAGGCGCGGTTACCCCGGTAAAGGACCAAGGTCAATGTGGTTCTTGTTGGTCGTTTAGTGCTACAGGTGCGATGGAAGGTGCGTGGGAAATTTCTAAAGGTCAACTTGAAAGTTTATCCGAACAACAATTAGTAGAATGTTCCAAATCTTATGGAAACCACGGATGCTATGGTGGTTTGATGGATGAAGCGTTCGAATATGCTATGGATAACGGAATGTGTTTGGAAGAAGAATATCCATATACCGCTACGTCCAATGAAGAATGCAAAAAATGTGATCCTGTCGTATCAGTATCTGGATGTGTAGATGTAACCCCTAACAATCAAGTCCACTTGAAAGAAGCAGTATACAACACACCCGTATCTATTGCTATTGAAGCAGATACACGTGTATTCCAAATGTATACTGGTGGTGTATTGACAAGCGACGCTTGCGGCACAAACTTGGATCACGGTGTATTAATTGTAGGCTACGGTGTAGAAAGCGATATTCCTTACTGGTTAGTAAAGAACAGTTGGGGACCTTCTTGGGGAGAAGGAGGATATATCAAGATTGAAAGAAGTGATAGCACAAACGACCCTGGTATTTGTGGTATTGCTATGCAACCTTCATATCCGGTGGTGTAAGCAACTAAATTACTCTTCTTGTAATTCATCATTTAATAAATCAGATAATTCATTATCCATTGACAAAATATTCTCTTGATGTGTAGTTTCAACTTCTTTTAAATGGTTCAAAATTTCGTCATATTTTTTATTTTTTGTTTGTTGATCGATGACAATACTTTGTGTATAATTATCTCTTATATACAAATAACTCATATGAAGTCCATAAATAAGTAATCCATAGAATACGATGTAAAATATAAATTCTAAAATAAAATACATGATATAATGTATTCAAACAAACAAAGTTAAATATCCAAACCAATAAAATTGAAAGATTATTTCGAAATCATATAAATACAAACTAATTAATTCGTCCATACATAATGTCAGAAAGCGTGAAAATTCTTATTGTCGATAAGACAGGAACCATCAAGGAGTTGAAAGTAAAGAAATTCTCCGAAGATGAATTGTATAAAAAATGCGGTTTAACTCAAAAAAAGGATTTCAAGAAACAAACAATATGGTGTGTAACCATTCAAGATAAGACATACAACATTGCTCTTTATGCTAAAAAGGAAGGTCGTGCCGGTCAGGAAAATAAATATGATTATCCTCCTCCTGTTGATAAGGAGTTGTATTTCGGTTCAAATGCTCTTGTCTCGCTTGATGGTGATGGCGTTCCACAAGACCTTACAAAGAAGATGTGGGGTAAAATTTACGAACATCTATTTGGTGGATTTGAGGATTTGAATGATACAGAAGATGAAAGCGATGACGAAAACGATGTGTATAATGAATTGGAAAAGACAAAATCAGGATATGCAAAAGACAACTTTGTAGTAGATGATGAAGAAGATATGGATGATGATTATGAATGCGAGAGTGAGCTTGACGAAGAAGATTATATTTAAAAAATCATTATGTATGGTTCTATGGGTCAATGGGTGGTATCATACAATATATATAAAAATGTATATATAGATGTTTTTTCATACATGATAATATGGAAACCGGAATCCTTTATGAGTATGTCAAAGCAGCAAATCCTGAAATATCTGAAATTCAAATTGTTGAATACGACAGGAGTCTGTATTCAAGTGGCGAAACACGTATAATAACATTAAATAATTCAAGTGAACTGAATACATCATATGATTCAAGTAGTCCGAATATGCTTGTCGGCTTTATACGTATCAATAAATACGACAAAATAAATATACAATCAAACGCAACGTCAAATGCTTTCTATGTGATTAACGGAGGCGGTGTAATTATCACAGACGAGTATACAGAAGAATGGTCTGAAGGAGATGTATTTGTATTGCCATATACTCCAAACATAAAAATGACAGGGAGTATAGATAGTGTGCTATATTGGTTTAATGACGAACCATTGGTAAATTACATGAAAACAATACCAATCTCTCCGCTTTTTTCACCAACAATATACAAGTCGGAAAACATAAAAAAGGAAGTAATGGCAACATTGGAGTCTGGAGATATAAAAAGTAAAAATAGAACGGGTGTTTTATTAGCAAATAAAGTAACTGACTATATTAAGAATGGTGGAGATGGTTCTCTTACGTTAACACCAACATTATGGTGTTTATTGAATATATTACCAGCACAAACAATACAGAAACCTCACCGTCATAATTCAATTGCGTTTGATTTATGCACGTATTCACCAGACGCGTCAAAAGTATATACACTTATTGGTGAAACATTAGATAATAATGGAAATATTGTCAATCCACAAAAATGTTATTGGAAAACAGGGTGTGTTTTCATTACACCCCCCGGATTATGGCATTCGCATCATAATGAAACAAGCGAAAATGCCTGGGTCTTGCCCGTTCAAGATGCTGGTATTTATACATATCAACGAACGTTGGATATCCGTTTTTCAAGATGATAAAATTGAATCCCAAAATCAAATAATAATAAACATATATAAATTATTAGTATTAATATACACATATGAATAGTCTCAGTATCAAATCCCCAACACAATTTCGCAAGAATATAGTCACTAAACTCAACGCGATTATAGAGGATGAAACCAAAAGTATAAATCTGGAAAAGGGCATTTATAATTCGTGTATTAAAGAAGGTAAATCCAGAAAAATTATTAACAAATGGGAAAACAAACAATTTGAAACATTATATGTGAGTAAATTATGGACGGTGGTGACAAATTTGAAGAATCCTGAACTGATCCATCAAATAAAAAATAATGAGATATTACCACAAAATATTGCTTTTATGACACATCAAGAAATGCTACCATCACAATGGAAAGATATGATTGAGCGCAAAATACGAAGAGATGAAAGCAAATACTCTACAAATCTGGAAGCATCTACTGATATGTTTACATGTAGGAAATGTAAATCGAAGAAATGTACGTATTATGAATTACAGACACGTAGTGCGGATGAACCTGCAACAATCTTCGTAAGTTGTTTGAATTGTGGTAAAAACTGGAAAATGAATTAAACGCAAGTATATGGATATTGCGGTTGTATTTTATTTCAAATAAAAAACATATTCTTTTTTATTTGGAGAATTGTGTATGGTATGTATTACATAATTTCTAAATCCTTGAGTTTCCAATATTCGCAACTTCCATTCGGAAGAGGACGTTTGATGATAAATGGAATTGCCTTTTGTAAATATTCTTTTTCGGCAATCATATAGCTATCAATCTCGTTTTGTTCGATAGTTATAAATGGTTTTGAACCATATTCAAGTTGTTTGGCGCGTTCTCCAATAATACGCGCTCGTTCATATTTTGTTAAGAAAGGCACAGTTTTGTGAAGAGGGTCAATAATCGCACCGTTTTCATCACGCACAACTACTGACATTTTATCAATTTCGTCAATATTATGTTGGACGTGTTCCGGATAATAATTCATAATAGTTTCTTTTGATGTTTCTTTTGTGAATTTTTCAACATAATCTTCGTCGTTATCACTGTCAGACTCATAAAAGTTATCATCGTCCAACAAATATAAGTTATTATTATTACTAAATGATTTATCATTTTCTTTTTTATCATCATCCATTACATCTTCATCAGCAACATCAACGTCGTCATCTTCATCAACGTCGTCATCTTCATCAGCAACATCAACGTCGTCATTAATCACATCATTATCATCGTCATTATTCACATCATTATCATCGTCATTATTCACATCATTATCATCGTCATTATTTCCTTTTTTTGTTTCTATTTCTTCATCGTCGGATTCATTGAAGATGTCGGGTTCATCGTCAAATGCGCTCATATTTTATTATATTACCTGTATATAAAAAAATATTTCCAAATCAATTTTTATAGTAATAATAATTACTCATTTTTCCACGTATGGTCGCAATAAGTGCATAGATAAACATATTTCATATTATTATTATCGTATCGGATGTAAATAACATCATTTTTGTTGTTAGGTTTATGTGATTCACATTTATCATTCGGACAAACTGTATTTTCAAGATGAGGCAAAGTAGGGTCAAGTTTTGTGAATTCGTTGACAACAATATTATTATTGTCATTAATATAGTCTGTAGACGTGTTAATAATACAAGAACTGGTTTGACTTGCACTTTCATCTACATTACCACAATACCGACAATAATGTGTGATATCATTAGGATTACTTTTATTGATACCCAAATAGAACATGTTATCGCATTTGTCACAGAATTTCATTATAATATAAATACTAATGATATTAATTTTTATATATTAATCGTTCAATTTTTTGTTGAATCAAAAATAAATACATAGACCTAAAAATTGAATCAAATAAAATCTACTATTGATGTATATACCCCCCATAAATATTATTGAAAAATGTCCATTAACGGGCGATTGAAACAGTTCCTAATTGCTAACAGTGTAAAAAAAGGAGATACAAGTGTTAGTGTGACAAATACACAAATCCCGTCAAAAGAAGAAAACATTTTAGGAGGACGTTATAGTATTGAGGGTGATAAATACAATGAATTTTTGAAACTTTATTGCAGCGATATTTTGAATAAAGGGAAAAATGCATATTTGACAGAAGCTCAATATAAGGAGGGAGGTCCTATTGCGATTGATTTGGATCTTCACTATGAGTCGAATGTCCGAACGCGTCAATGTAACTGTAATCATATATCGTCATTTATATCTGTTGTATTAGAAGAGTTGAAATCAATGTATCAATTTGACGAAGACAACCCATTCTCTATATATGTAATGTTGAAAGACGGTGTTACTATTATGGAGGAAAAGAATCTAACAAAGGATGGCGTCCATATATTGATAGGTATTAAATCCGATAAAGTAGTAGAAATGTTATTACGCGACCGTGTCCTTCCAAAAATGAACGATATATTTGGAAAGTTGCCGTTAGTGAATAGTATGGAAGACGTATATGATAAGAGTGTAAGTTCTGGTAATGCACCATGGCAATTATATGGATGTAAGAAACCGAATTCAATTGGTCCATATTTGTTGAAGAATGTATATGAAGTGACTTACGACGAAGACGATGGTGAAATGGCAATGGAAGAATGCGATATTAAACGTTTTAATATTACTGAAAACATTCATAACCTATCGGTGCGTAATACAAATAACCCAGAGTTCTTTAAAAAACACGAATTTTGCGATGAATATAATAATTATAAGCAAATGCTTCAAGGTGGACGCAATCCCAACATCAATAACTCAACGATTGTTGTCAATCCATTTATGGAACAAATACGCGGCGACGAACAAAACGCGTTGAGTAAAATTTCAACAGCAGATGAGTTGAATATGGTGGTGAATACATTTTTAGAAACAACGTGTCGTAATGAGCCATCTTTGAATGAAGCATACATTTATACAATGGCTTTATCGGAAAGCTATTATGGAAACGGTTCATATGAAAAATGGATCCGTGTGTGTTGGGCGTTGAAAAATACCGACCCCCGTTTATTGATTGTCTGGATAGCATTCAGTGCAAAAGCATCTGGATTTTCGTATTCATCTATACCCGAGTTAATAGAACGATGGAATAATGCGTCAACCGGACAAGGGCTTACTATTCGTTCTATTATATATTGGTTGAAAACAGAGAATCCACAGCTACATCACGATTTACTTCACAACGAAGTCATATCTCCACTATTGAAAATTATTATATTTGGTCGCAATAATGCATTAGAAGAGAAAAGCAATATCCCTGACGATGTATTAGGACAAATTATGTATATTCTTTACAAGGGTGAATTCGTATGTGCTGGTCTTAAATCGAATCAATGGTTTCGTTTCAAAAATAATCGCTGGGTAGAAGATGAAGAAGGTGTATCTCTGAGAAGAAAAATTAAAGAACTAGGGACACATATTGAAAAGTATAAAAATAATGTTGTTATTGATAATTCGGTTGAACGTCGTATTGAAATTCCCGAAGAAGACAAAAATAAACTATCAAACGCAAACAAAGATATTACTCGTCGTGTAGCTCATGTGGTTAATAAACTGGGTGACACCATTACAAAGAAAAACGTTATGACAGAGGCAAAGGAATTCTTCTACGATCCGGATTTTATAAACAATCTAGATACAAATAAACATTTGATTGCCTTTAATAATGGTGTATATGATTTCAAAGAAAAACAATTCAGACAAGGATTACCTACTGATTACATCTCTTTGTCTACAAATATTGATTATGTTCCTATTGACAAGAAAATACATCAACCTATTGTTGACGAAATACACGATTTTATGAGTAAAGTGTATCCCGAAGATATATTGCGAAAATATATGTGGGAACACCTTGCGTGTTGTATGACCGGTTGGAACGATCAACAAACAGCAAACTTTTACTTGGGTATTGGTGCTAATGGTAAATCAGCTGTACTATCACTGATGTCACAGGTGCTTGGAGAATATAAATATGATTGCGAATCGTCGGTAATTACAGGTGGTCGTGCTCGTGTGGGAGGCGTTGCTCCTGAAATTGTAGGAATGAAGGGAAAGCGGTTGGTGGTAATGAATGAGCTTTCAAAGACAGATATTTTGAATGAAGGTGTATTCAAGCAATTGACTGCTGGTAATGATAACGTCCAAGGTCGTGGATTGTATCAAACAAGGGCAGTCATCTTCCAGCCACAACTGAAATTGGCTATTACTACAAATAATCTTCCAAAGGTGAACGCAACAGACAATGGTACGTGGCGTCGTATTCGTATTGTGCCACACGACGCGTTGTTTGTAGATAAAGGACAACTCTACAAACAATTCCCAAGAGAAGATGTTCCGCATCAGTTCGAAAAGGTGGATGAAAAGGACTTAAACGCAAGTTTTGGACGTTGGAAAGAAGTAATGGCTTCGCTTCTTATTGATATTGCGGTTGAAACACAAGGCAAGGTAAATGACTGCGATGTTGTGCTATCTGCCAGTAATAACTACAAGGAAAGTATGGATCATATTGCCGAATTCATTCGCGACAAGATTAAGCGCAATCCATCATCAAGTGTAACAAAACAAGATGTGTCAACCGAATTCAACTTCTGGTATCAATCCACATATGGACGCAATGGACCATCAGCTATGGATGTATACGACTATCTGGATAAACGATTTGGACGCAATATCAAGGGTCGTTGGCGTGGAATTGAATTGTTACACGGTAATGCAATGAGCGAATCTGATGATGAATATGATTATGAAACTGACGAATCATCAGTTATTAATGAAGAAGAATTATGAGTAGATTAGAAATTGTTTGGTAATATCATAATTTTAAAAAATATGATATTTTTTAATGCATCGGTTCTCCAACGAAATTTGAGTATATGAAATTCCATATTTTATATATGCCGAGTTCAAATGAATAAATATAGAAAGGATATATAATAATAGATAGTGTAAACAATACAATCAAATAACGGGGAATGTCACTTATTTTGAATATGATTAAATATATTGCAAATAAAGCAACAGCTGCATAAATATAAATCAGAAATTGTTGATTAATATATGTTAATAATGTGTTATGACCGCTCTTGAATTCAGATTTTCGTTCATACGTAATGTTACTATTTACGTGTTTTTTCATTTCATTGTCTAAGAATTTGTTTTGATTTTCAATATCTAATATTTCTTGATGTTTCATTTTCAAATAACCTTTATATCGTTCTCTGTCTGTCATGTTTTCAACAACATCTTTATCTTCGGGAAACTCATCACTCGTATCATTGTCATTTGTATTCCCGGATTTATTCATCGTTTCCTGTAGTTTCAAGAAATTGTTTTTCATTTCAGTATTCAAATCGTTCTTCTTCTTTTCCAAGTCGCGAATTTTATTAATATTTGCTTTATAGTCACGTTTGCTTTTTTCAAGATTTTCATTCAATTCTAATGCCTTGTCATATAATCCCATACCTTCGTATAGCATATATTGTTTACCGTCGTTGTAATTTTCAAAATTCTCTATATCTAACATTTCCTCTTCTTCTATATTATCTCCTATTATATTTTCTTCTCCCATTACTTCTCCTTCATCATCTTCAAAAGGATAATCCACATATAATAAATCATTCAATTCTGAATTCTGTTTTGTTAAAGTGTTGTATTCATCATCAATGTTTGCACTTTTATTAGTAATAGAACTTATTCTATCTTCTTCTTTATCTATTGACTTATTATATGCTTTTATCTTCTTTTGTAGTTTTTTATATCGCGTTGGTGTATATTCTTTACCATCACATAATGGATTCAAGTTTTTCCAGCGTCCTATACGTTTCCAGTGATTTTGCCCTTCATTCACTTTGAAAATTCCCCCCACTTCTTTTTCAATATCCGGATAACGGCGCATATAACATACCGCTTCGTCGTTTGTAATACTACCACTTTCTATGCGCTTGTTAATTTTTTCTTGAAGATCACTTATATTTTCTACTTCCGTGCGCTTTGATATAATTTCAGGAATGAATAGTTCATTATTGAATGACATTGGCATATTTTTCTTTTTATACCTTACTGAACCTAAACGGTCATCATATTCTCCAAACTTCAGATATGACAGTTTATATCTATTCTTTAATGCAATCTTAGTTTCATCATTGCCTCTTATGATGGAAAAGTGTGTTTTTTTTTCGCCTCTGGCATCTTTCGCACAAGTTACTTTTAAATCTTTATTTACATACAAAGAACAATTGTGTTTCTTATTGTATAATGTAGTATATCCATCATTTGATGAACCAACAATAAAGTGTGTATTCTCTCCTTTTGTCTTATCTTTGATGTATTGTTTTCTGTCTGGATTGTAAGAAATATAATATTCCGGACTAGTATTTAATTTCAATGCAATTGTATCGCCTAATTCCACATCTGTTTTTATTTCTTCGTTAGTATTTACACTTGTCATTATAATCTAATATATAATGACAAAAAATTATGTTTTATTATAAATATTGAAATTGAAATAATCATATATTTTGTATAATAAATTGTAACCGAATGTTTGGATCATACCAATCACAAATGGATATATTGCTAAAATAGAAATGAAAATATACGTCTTGATCTTGTTGTCTTGGTTTATTTTCGATATAAATATAAACGACGTTGATATTACTAAGATGAAATATATCCAAAATAAGTAGTATTGATTAAAATCCTTCAAAGATGTGGTATCGTGTTGCAAATAAAAACCCTTTGTGTAGTTCATAGCTGCGTTATTCTTTGTATTTTCAATAATGATTTTATCTATGTCGTCATTCTGTTTTTCAACTTCGCGCATTTTATTTACTGTTTCATTTGAAGATGTTTTTTTGATATTTTGTAGTGTTAGATTTGTATTCTCAGCATCTTTATTTACTCGTTCAAGAAACGAAAGGCTATTTTCAATATCACTAATGGTTGTATTTTGAGATGTTATTGCTTTATTTACTTTGTCCGATACTTCTTTCAAATCCTTTGTATAGCTACTCATACCAGTTGCGCCTTCAATAATGTAATTACTAAATCCTTCGTTTTCTGAAAAAAGTTTTGATATATCAAATTCAGGAACACTATATTGCTTGTCGTATATCTTGTAATTTAAATCATCTATACTATTTTCCATATCTATCATTCGTGCTTTTTTATCTCTGTAAGATTTTTCTGCAATTTTTCGGTCAGATATGATATCTTCTTTTTCTTTCTTTTTCGCATCACGTTTGGCTTGTCGTTCTTCAAATTCGTCTTTTGGTATTAAATACGGACAACTTTTATCTAAATTTTTATATTTTCCCTTTGTATACCAATGTTCTTTTCCGCCATACAAATTATATCTACCTACTTCTTTTGCAATATTTGGATAACGACCCAAGTAACAAAATGCTTCGTCATTTGTAAGTGATTTATTAATTTTCTTTTTTCTTAATTTCAAAAAATATCTATAGTTTCGTCCATAAAAATTTTCAAGCATTATTTATATTATATGGAGAACATTTTATCGCCACAATTAGACCAAGATTATATTATGAAATATAGTTTTGATAAATTAGATATATTCGTAGTTATCAATAGTAACAAACGACTTGTATTCTTTTGAGTTCACATTTTCGTTTTTCATTTTGATGGGTGTATAACTATGATCGTATTGCATTTTGAAGCCTTCCTCAGGTGAAGCAGCAGGTGGAATAACACATCGTCCCGTTTCAATATCCCAAATGGTTGGATCATTAACATCATCAGGATTACAGCAATCCGAACCTACGCAAAATTTCGGCATCATATCAACACCTCCGTAATTGGAGTCCCGTTGTTTTTCCGACTCATCCGCAGATAATTCTTTTGGTGGGTTTACATTAATCTTGGAAAAGTCCATATGGTCGCGACGAGCAATATCTAACATAGTGAAATAAATGAAAAACCCAACCACAGATATTGATGCAATATACAATAAATCGTATATTATTGATGGAATGAAAGTAATAGTCTTGCTTATTTCCCCAATAACAATGAAGCTGACAAAAAGTGATATAACCGCTACAATGATGTAAATGTAATAATTATATTTTTGACGATAGCTTTCGTTAAGAGATTGAGCGCGTTTTTGTTCGAAAATAGATGTATCTACCAACTCTTTCTTTTCTTCTAAACGGTCTTGTTCGGTATTTATAATATTTGCAAGTGTATTTTGATTTTGGAGAACAACATCATATGAACTGTCAATATTAGAATATGACTTTACAACTTTGTTATAATTTTTGATTATGTCATTTATATTTGTATCAGCGACACTTCCAACATTTGTGTAAATAGTATCATTACCATTAATACTAATTGTTATTGTTCCATCAGTAAGTGTTAAATCAACATTGGCATCTTCAAGTAATATATAACCTCCATTACCATCAGTCAGATTCAAATTATTATTATTATTTTGTAAATTGTTTTCAAGTTGTGTCTTGTACTCACCAATTAAATTATCTAACTGATTTTTTATATCGTCTTTGTTTGCGTCCATTATCAAATATTTATATATTATGTAAATATTTATTTTCGTGATAGCACATATAAACCAACGCCTAAAACACATGTGGTAATTAAACCTAACATTCCGATTTGTTTATTTTGCTGAATTAATAATTCTGTATCGTCGTTAAGAGCTTTTGATACATTATATCGGTCATCTTTGATTGGATGTTCGTTTCCTGGAAATAAATAATTGCGTTCTAATTTTTTGGTGTAAAAATTCAAAGTTATAGCTACATCTTTGTTTTGATCCAGAACCATGTCTTTTACATATAACACATCATTCTCAATATAGACGTGACTATATGAACCTTCAACATATATTGGACTGGATATTTCAATACTGTGATTTTTGGGATTATAGGTTGGTTCAACATCTACTAAATTAATTGAACCGTCATGTAATTGTGTATTAGTATCTTGAAGAGTAGTTGAACCTGTTGTTTCCTTACCTTGTGTAGTAGAAAAGATTACAGATTTTGCAATTGGTGTGTCGTCAACTTCATTCATTTCTCTACGCAAATCCTTATATTCGTGAATATTTTGGCTAACATCATCTGTAATTTGTATTAACTTTGTTTGTTGTGTGTCAAAGTATGAGCCAACATTAACAACAGCAGATTGATAGTTAGTATTTCCTTCAATTATTTTATATTGGTTTAGTTTTGATTTCATCATTATTTCGATGTATATATAAAAATAATGATATTATTTTCTCAACGATAACACACTAATAAATAGCAATGTGATAACTCCCGGAACGATGAATTCGCTAATAGTAGTTGTTTTATTTGTGAAATGTTCGAAATGCTGTTTTTTATCTCTATTCAAAGCGTCACTTTGGAAACTAAACGAACTAAATCCTGGGTTAAAGTCACTTAGTGTGATATTATCTGTACTAACAGTAGTTATCAATAATTTATAATAATTGAATGGTTTTGCATATCCGTTAGTGGAAGGGGATGCGTTTTGGTCATCTAATGTGATAGTTTCGGTTCCCGAACCTCCTGTAACAGTTCCATTGTATATTATTTCATTAAAATAATCAGGACTATCACTTCCGTAAATAACATATGTAAAATCCGGATTAATAGTATTTTCATTTTCGTTGGCGCTCGTATAACTAAAAGATAAACCATCAAGATAGGAAAGCTTAATTGGTTTCATTATAACATAAGCACTTCCATCCCCCAAATATTTATTCATTCCATTAATATTCGGTTTCGGACAATCAATTAATGGTATTGTATTATCAAATGTAAATGTCCTTGTTTTATCTTTCACCCATCGTTTATCATTTGGAACAATATGTGAGATGTTAGTATTACAAGCGCTAATGTCAAATTTATATATATCTATGCCATCATCTTTACCAACGTCTACTTTAATTTTTTTTGCTTTATTCCCGGCATACACTCCTCCGAAATTAAATGGAAGAATTGTTTTCATGCTTTTTTCAAATTTTATATTCTTTGTATCCATTTTTCCCAATCCGTTATCATTTTCATCTAATATTTGAATAGTTTCCACTTGTTTTGAACTACTATTTTTATCATTTGTTGTAGTTAATGATAGTTCTCCAGAAAACATTGTATATCCTGTATCGATCTCTGTAAAATAGGTTGAATTAGGTGTATTCGCAAATGTAATTGTATTATTATTAGTTATATCAGAACCATCTGAACTTATTAATATTGATGACATATATATTTTATATATATATGATTTTTACATATCTGTAAACATATAGTATACTAAAGAAGACGCTAAAATTGTGGTGACAATACCTCCAAACATCGTGCGGTCATAACGACGCTGGTTTTCCATATAAATACTATTTTTGTCTTTTTTGAGTTCGGAAATATTTTTATCTAATTCTGCTTGTTGTACTATAATATTGTTATGAATTTGTTTAAGTTCATCTGAGTTTGCAGTGTTAATAACACTTCCGTCAAAACCTTCCATAACACTATAATTGGAATAATTAAGTTTGTTTGAAAATGATTCGATATTCGTGCCTTGTAATATATTTTTCAAATCATTATTCATATTCTGTTTTCCGGAACCATATACTGTAAAGTTCTCGGTACCTGATAATTGTTTATCTGTGACGCTGAATTTCAACGTAATATTGTTGTAATCGGTTTCTTGGGCGCTAGGGATTGTGATTGATTTGCCTATATCAAATGTATAACTTTCATTTTTTATCCATTTATTTGAAACTCTTTTATCAAAAGAAGCATATTCACTACCATCGTCATTTTTGATTGAACCTTTCACTCGGACTAAACCAATACCATTCGTTTTACCTACTTTGAGTTTGATTTTTCTAAATGTCTTACCTACATTCATATTTTCAAAGAATAAAGTCACCTTTTTATCTCCACTTTTTTTATCAAATAATATTCCATTTGTTGATGTGGTTGAATATTCGTTTTTATCATCGTCTATAATGCTTATTTTTTCGATTTGATTAGTTGCGTCATAATTCTTCGTTCCAGCAGTAATAGTTATGTCAGCAGTCATATTCCGTTTTGCCATATCTTTTACTCCAAATTCCACAACAGGATTATTAATAATATGCATCGCGTCTTCGTTGATATCATTACGGAATATATGTAATTCATATTTATTTACAGGTAGAGAACCACTATTCGAAATAGAAAAATGTAATGTTGGAATATTGACTCCATTTACTGTGCTTCCTTCTATTGTATTTGACACAATTTCATATACAAATGGACGATTGGTATCATTGCTTTCAAATCGTGGCATGGTTACATTTTCTATGATTTGATTGTTAACGTCCAATAATTTGAGTGTTATTTCGATATTCGTTTTATCAATAATTGCTTTAGATACATTGGTACTTGGATCTACACTGAATAATTTCAATTCAAATTTGGGTAAAAAATAATTGTAATCTTCACAATCAGGAGGACGACTATCTAATGCCATTGCATTACATTTATTATATAACTCTACAGGTGTGAGTAGTTTAAAATCAGCATTTACAGTTTCCGATGACATCTTAATATATAGAATATGGTAAGATGTTATTTTAACTAAAATAATGTTTAAGTATTACTCCAGACAAAAATACAATACCTACAGATAAGTTGATTGTATTCATAATTTCTTCACTATATTCGTTGTTTGTATCGCTGTATTTTTGGAGGGATGTATTATTGTTTTCTTTAATGTATCTAAACTCTTCTGCTTTATCACGATTTTCACATAATCGTAATTTGTAGCAAGAATCTATGTCGTTGGTTGGTATAGTGAGTAGATTACAAGAAGTATCTAACTTTGCATTATCGTATAATTCTTGACAACCGCCATCAAGATTATTTAATGTATCTTGTTTGTCAATATAGAAAAAATGAAAAGGATCGTAATTTTTTACACTACTCATATTTGTATTATCATTAGATTTTTATACACATAAACGATAATATTTGGATTCAATAGATGTAGGGCTTTTGCGAATATATTCACATACTTGTCCGGGTCTCAAGCACATCGCAAGTGAATGAGGGTCAAATCGTGATACTTCCGGTAATTGTTTAAGAGTTTTCAGATTATATTTGATTTTTAGATTGTCTACTTCTTCGTCAGACAATACTCTGGATTTGGGAACCATAGAATGTTCTAAAATATTGAATAATAGTCGCTTAATATTATGGACGATGATATACACCCCTTCGTTATCAAACTTATATTTGATATGATTGAGTGTATTTTCATTGGGTTCATCCTTATATACCAGTATAATATCATCTTTTTTGGTAATGATGTTTTCTACATCAATCAGATTTTCAATATAGTCATCTATCACTTTTGATTTTAGTTGTGTTTTTTTTTCAGTAATGTATATGATAGATGCTTTTTTGCCATCATCACGTTCTAATAGCATATCTAATTGATTGTTTCCAATCATCGCTTCAACGTTGTTTACACTAAAATTTTCATAATTTTTCGTATTATATCCTTGTGTCTTCATCAAGTCAAGCAAAACAAGGCGAGAACGGTAAATTCGTCGAATATCTTCACTTGAAACATTCATTATAAATGGTGTATATATTATTACTATGAAATAATGATAATATATTTAAATCAATTTTTTGTCTTAAACATTTATTACTTAAACCTTTTTGATAATAATGTTATTCATTCCATTCCCTCCAACTTTAGATAGGTCTGTTGTATCTAACGATTTTTCTTCGTTGTGTTCTTCATTCACTATATCATTTCCTCCTTGCATAAGTCCTACTGGTATTTTACTTATTGTCTCATTTACTTCGTTTGTTTGTGCTTCTGTTTGAGAACCACCAAGATTGAATACAGGGGCGAATTGAATTGTGGGTGCAGGAGTTGACTGTTGTTCGGAACCTCCTGTCATTTGTTCCAATCCAGAAATAGGCGTTTGCGATTCACTGTATGGTAATTCTTTTACTTTATAAATATCGTTAGGGGTCACAACTTTCACATAATCGTTTTCATTCAGCCCGGAAAAGTCTTCTGTTTCTAATGTTATGAATTTATTACCTACATTTTTAATCGTCCATATGCGATTTTGTTTAAAATCACTTCTAAAATGGACTTTATCGCCATTAGAGTAGTCAAATGATAAATCGTTTTCCTCGGGGGCCCAAGCAGGACTTTCTCCGGGAGTGGCAGATGGAGCCCAAGCAGGACTTTCTCCGGGAGTGGCAGATGGAGCCCAATAAGGACTTTCTCCTGGAGTGGCAGATGGAGCCCAAGCAGGACTTTCTCCGGGAGTGACAGATGGAGCCCAAGCAGGACTTTCTTCTGGTGTATCTGACGGCGGTGTATCTGTTGGTGTCATCGGTTCAAAATGTGTGGTATCTAAAATTTTACCAGTATCTAAAAATATTTTATAAGCATTCCTAATGACTTGATTATTTGATGTGGGATATTTCTTTTTGTAAATACTTATGAATTGTTCATCTATATCTACTAATGAATCAGGACTAGGTGGTGTCTCAGGACTAGGTGGTGTTTCAGGACTAGGTGGTGTTTCAGGACTAGGTGGTGTTTCAGGAATATGATATTGTTTTTGTTTAACGTGTGATAATTTATTGCTAATTTGCTTTGTTAACTCATTAATATGATCTTTCATTTCATCACCTTTGCTATTCAATAGATTCTTGATATTTAATGAGTAATTCAAGTTATCTTGCTGATGTATATTGTCATCAGTAATCAATCGCATTTGGACGTTCATCGTTTGTAGTTCTTGTAATAATAGTTTGAATGAATATGGAACTTCAATAACACTAAAATCACGACCATTTTGTGTGATCTTTTCAACCCGCATATCATTATTTGAAATTGAACCCACAAAATTAATCGGTCCATCCAAAGCAGGACTGTAAAATAGCTGTTTATCTTCATTGTAAATGGATAACAATCCACTATTATTACATATTGCGATTTTGTATCTATCACCACGTGTCATCATAGAGTCTTCAAGGAAAGCAGCCGCACCGTGTGAAATGACACCATCACGTTCCATCTCACCAATACGTAAACCTCCATCATTCGCACGACCGGAAACAGCTTGTCTCGTCAATACATTACGAGGTCCAAGGGATCGGAAGTTGATTTTGTCTTTCACCATATGTTTCAAGCGCAAATAATAAGTTGGACCCATGAATATTTGACTTTCTACTTGAGAACCATCAAACCCGTTATATAAAATATCATTACCGGAAGAATGGAAACCGGCTTTATTTAACATTTTTCCGAATACATCTATTTTGGAACCTTCATTAATGAATGAAGTGCAGTCAATAAATCCACCATTCATAGAACCCACTTTACCAGTGATAGTTTCTACAAGTTGCCCGATAGTCATACGAGACGGAATAGCGTGTGGATTTACAATAATATCGGGTTTCAAGCCATCACGTGTAAAGGGCATATCTTCTTCTCTGATGACAAGACCGACAGTTCCCTTTTGACCTGCACGAGAAGCAAATTTATCTCCAATGTTAGGAATACGCACTTCGCGGACACGGACTTTACATATGCGTTGCCCTTCTTCTCCTTCAGTAATAAATACTTTATCTACTACGCCAAGCTGACCTTTCTTGGTTCCCTTTGACATATCAATCTTTGAATTTGGTTGTTGCGAATTCGACGATGCCATACCAATAAGTATTGTTTTCTCATTGATAACGCTGCCTTCTTTGATAACACCATATTCGTCGAGTTTACTATAATCATATCCGGGTTTTAATCCAATAATGGTTTTATCGTTTTCAATATTGGTGATTGATTTTATTACAGTATCTCCATTAACCACGTCTTTTTCTTCGTGAACTTCATAAGTTGTGAAATATGTAGTGCGGAATAGACCGCGTTCAAGAGAGCCTTCATTAATAAGAACAGCATCTTCTACATTGTATGATGTATATGCCATAATAGCGACAATTGCATTTTCTCCGTATACATTTTCTTCATTGTTGATATATTTCATATATCGTGTTTTGACAAGTGGTATTTGTCCGTTATTTAATACAACCGCACTTTTATCCATTCTCATCTGATAATTTGTATGGAAAAGCGATGATGCTTGTTTACTTTGACCGCACGAAAAGGAGTTACGTGTTGCCGGATTATTTTCAGGGAATGGGATTAAATTACACATTACACCCATAATAAGGGATTCATGGATTTCCATATGTGTATATTTGTCTTTATTTGATAGAAAGTTATCGTAATTAAGCGCAATCATAGCATCATCCGTTTCATTATTATCAATATAATCAATGATTGATTTATTGTCGATAAATTTTTGAAGTGTAGATGGGTTCTCTTGATTTACCCCGTATAATCCCAATAAGTCATATACTTTATAATCATTCGGGTTAAATTTGGAAATAATTTTTTCGTTAAATCCAGTAATCAAATCATTCCAAGTGAATTTATTATTTTGGATAAGGTCCAATATGTGTTTCTTTTCAAAAGACATCGAATCTCCATCTTTATAGAAAATGGGCCTGCATATACGACCTCCATCACAGTATATATTAATCATCTTGGTTGATATTGTAAAGGATACGCTAATATAAGGAGGCAATAAACCGTTGCGACGATATAATTTGATCTTTTCGACTAATGGTAAAGGTTCTCTTACTATACCTAACCATAATCCATTAACAAACACTTTGGAGAATTTATCAAGATCTTTCAAGAAAGAATTCTCTAGTGTTTCAATATTTGTGTGAGTGTTTAACCAATTTACCATAGTATCGCGAGGAATACTGCGGGTTATATATGAACCCATCGCCATATGTTTATGGATACCAATATTACCACCATCGGGTGTATCAATAGGATCGAAGAACCCCCATTGACTACCGTGTAATACACGCGGACCGACTACTTTTGCGCTCGAATCCAAAGGCAAGTTTGTTTTACGTAGATGGCTCAACATTGATGAATGAGACAAGTAGTTTAATGCTTGGACCGCACCGATACGTTTGGTATGTTCCTGTGACCCCCAATTCCCTTTCATACCTTTTCTGAAACCTTCTTCGACCGCACGATGAGAAAAAATAGTAGGATAGAATTGATGAATAAGTCCGACAAGGTTCTCTTCATATAGCGATTGATTCAACATAAGTCGTTTTTCAAACTCTAAATGGATATGACGCAATTGAATAGTATAATATTCTCTAAATAAGTCATACATGAGTGTTCCAACAAGTTCAATACGTTTGTATTTGAAGTTATCGCGGTCAGTTGGTTCATCAATACCCATATATGCTCGCAACAGACGGAATATCATATGTCCCAAAAAGAGTGCTTTGTCTTTGAAATTATTTTCACCAATATGAGGAAGTAAGTAATCACTCAATATTTCCAATATGTGTTCGGTGGTTTTATACTTGGTAAATGTAGCAATATACTTCAAAGCGGTTGTTTGTGTCATAATGGAACCGGCATCATAAATACTTGGAGTAAACAAATCAATCATATTGGAGTATTTATCCATATCTAAAATGCAATGTTCGATAATAGATTTATCGCTTATAATACCTAAGGCGCGAAATACAATACACATGGGTATAGGTTTTCTCACATTGGGAATATAAATAACGATATTTTTATTGGAATATTCTGGACTTGGAGATACCATACCTACAAACATACTACGTTGTGGTTTAGATACGTTTTCTGAAATAGAACGAATGACAGATTTATATAAATATTTGTCATCGTTCACATGTTGGATATACAAAGCATTATCTGCGAATTTTTCTTGTGAAACGACAGTCTTTTCTTTACCATCAACAATGAAATAACCACCTACATCATTCCTGCATTCGCCCATATTGAAACGCGAAGTCTTTGATAATCCGTTCAAAACACAGAAGTTTGATTGGACCATAATGGGGAACCGTCCCAAATACATTTGTTTCAAAGTAGTTGTGCGTTTCAAAACGTTGTCTTCTGTATTATATTCTTCCTTTAATTGTAAACTTTCACTTGTTGTCATTTCAATATCGTCGCCTTTTTTCTTCTTTTTAGCACCACCTGACATTTTGAATGCTAATGCTTCTTCAAGAGCGTCTTCAACAGACTTTCCGCCTAGTTTTGAAAATAATATTTCGCTGTTTTCGTCGTCGTCCTCGGGTATTCCGCCACCAGACATTTTATCACGGATACTAATAAATTCAACGTCTACATCGTAATGGATTGTCATACCGTATGACATGTTGCGTAAGCGCGCTTCATTTGGATACATGAGATGAAAATTGTCGTTGTCGTCATAAATACAAGGTTTTCCGTAATAAATTTTATTTCCGTCTTTTCCGCCGAAATACATGACGCATTTTTCGCGATAATCATTTAGTTCTTTATCAAATTTACTGCCTAAAATAAGCGGGTTCTTTTCTTTGAAGATTTGTATAAGTTCTTCATTATAAAAGTGATTATATGATTCTATATGATGACGAACTAATGTTTGGTAGTTGTCGCGAAACTTTGAATCAATAATCTTCCATGTTGTTTCACTATCCATATTGATAATATATTATATATAGACATTTATTATAATATGGATTTTAAATCTATTTTTGTCTTCTTTCTTTTATTGAATGCGTTGTTCTGGGGATTATTCACACATTCATCCCATTGTAAGTTTGCTTCTTATTTTGGAATTAAAAACTGTCCTCCTCATTGGATTCATGTCTTTGTAATGGGTTTAGGTAGTTTCATTTTAGCATTATTAATCCAACAACATTATATCCTATAAATTTTCTAAGATAATAGTATAATATGCAAAATATGCTCGACCAAATTATGGGACCTTTAGGCGAAGAATACTGTAATATCTTCTATGTGTTTGGACTTTTAGCTGCCTTGGCAATTGTTATTACAGTTGTTAACTTTATGTATGGATTATTCTTTACAAAAGGATTTAGAATGTTTGATATTGTAAACACAGTAATGGTTTTATTCTTTCAATTCATTGCTTATTACATTTATCGTGTATTCTACAACATGTGTAAAGCAACACTCTAAATTAGTTCAAATTAAAAATTTTGACAATTAATATATAATATAGTCATGGATGTATTATATTATAGCAATCATTGTAAACATTGTAAGAAAATACTACAATCATTAGGAAAAACAAATTTACGTGAAAAAATCAGTTTTATATGTATTGATAATCGTTATCTTGATGATAAAACGAATCAGTTGTATATTGTTTTAGGGAATGGAAAACAGGTGATTATGCCACCCAATTTAAAACAAGTCCCAGCATTATTATTGGTAAACGATAAATTTAGGATATTATTGGGAGATAGTATTATAGAACATCTGCGTCCGGATATAATTCGTCAAAACAATCATGCTGTATCAGAAGGGGGCGGCGAACCTTTTTGTTATACATTTAATACAGCTCCTAATAATATAGTATCCGAACAATATACTTATTTTGATATGACGCCGGATGAACTAAGTGCAAAGGGAAACGGACAACGACGCCAAATGCATAATTACGTTTCTGTGAAGAATGACAATAATACGATTAAAACACCACCAGATACATATAAACCCAATAAGGTGTCGGGTGATCTAACCATTGAAGATTTACAACAGCAACGTAATATGGATCTCGGACAAACACAGAAGCCACCGGTTCCCGATTTTACGTTTTAAACTAATAATATATTTTTTACAATATATAAAAAGGAATTATAATATAAAGTATAGACAAGATGTCACAAAATCAAATGTATATGCGCGGTTTCAATACCCTATTCGAACAATTTATTGACGATGTTGGGAATATCTTCCAAGATGATTCCACCATTAAAACCGCTGTATCTTCTATGAAAATGATTAAAAAGGCAAATCCCAAAATTGTAATTCGTGTATGGAATAAGTATGTATTGACACCTTATGGGGATAGAATTATGGATGGTGACTTGGATTATTTTATTCAGAAGGATTATTCCAATGATTTGACACGTATGACAAATGGTGAGGATATTGCCAAATATATTGATGCTGTTCGTGGCTCAATTAATAATATGTCAGACAATAGTAAGCAATGCACTCTTGAATATTTACAAAAATTATGTAAGCTTTGCGATGCGTATTGGGACGGGAAACGTATTCAAAAGGATGGGTCAATGATTTAAACCTTCGGACATTTAAAATGGGACAAAAATATAAAAGTATGTTTTATATTTTTCAATCATAAATGAATACATTTAATTGTCTTTTTCTTCCGATTCTATTTTTTCATCCATTACATTACGAATATCGTAGTTGAGGGCATACAATATTTCTCCAATATTTCGGGTATCAAAATACTTATACACATCATCTATTTTAATAATCTTCTTTTCACCTTTAAGCATATATGGCACAAAGCACTCTTGATGAATGCGATAAATGTGAGGCATATATTTATTTGAAATTCTTTGACCTGTCTTTTTGATATAGCATTTAATGTATGAATTATGGACGTTCTTCATAAAATCCCGATATTGGGTATAAAATGTGTAGAACAGCTTTTTGTAGCGCGGAAAGTAATTCAAAAAATCATTTACTTTATTTGTTCGTCGTAAACATATGTATTGAAATTGAATATTAGGATTATTTCCGCGAAGAGTTTTCATTGTTTCATAACGATGACATAATACTTTTGAACGCACTCCCATATTTTTATGATAAAATACAATACCAACATCGTTTGGGGTTGTATCAATACTACTATATTTTTCAATTGCTTCATCATAACTATTTATATCATTATACAACTCGGGTATATCAATAATACCACTTAGCACATTAACAAATTCAAAGTCTTTGAACTGCGATTTATCGATACTTATGCATACAGGAATATTATTTTCAATTGCCATTTTATGAATTGCAACCAAATACAACCTTGGACGATCAATTGGGATGACAATATGATTATCAGGATGCTGTAATACGAACGAATAGGTGTGTTCCTTATCAAACAATTTCATAATTGTTAAGTCATTCAGTTCTTCTTTTTCACCCGCTTGAAGTGCTTCCATAAACATATCATAAAATGAAATTTGACGACATTGGTTATATTTGTCTTGGTAATATTGATTACGGAAATAAAAATATTGTCCGCCAACAGCACCCCGAGTTGATATATGCCATTTATTATTATTGTGATTGTAAAACATATTTATCATCGTCCCTTCTACAAGTTGGGATATTTCTATATTTTCTTTGTCGTATTCGAACAAGTCTGTGAATTTCTTATATGAAATTGATTTGGGAGGGGCCATAGAGAGTAGTTCTCCATTATCATATATCAATGATTTACATAGTCGTAAACGGTCATTATCATCGCATATAAATTCCCGTTCATAGTTATAAATATCATATACGCGGTCATCAAATTCATATTTTTTTGAACGAACATTATGGGTAGTATTTATATCCTCCATATTATAGCATGGTCCAGACATGGCAAATGTATATAATATATTTGATAATGTTATTTGTTTATATTGATAATTCATACTATTTTTAGATAAATATTATTTAGACGCATAATATATATATTTATATTGTAAATGAGTACAACAATTACATTGGAATTAGGCGATATAATAGAAATATATAGTCCAGATGACATTCAGTATCATGAAAATGCCTTTTATATTAACTATATTGATTCAAATTTAATCAAATTAACAAGTATTAACAATGGCATGGAAAGTCAACTTAGTTTGAATGAAGGCAAACTGGATAATATGAATATTAAACAAATATTTTTGTTGGATCGCAATGAAGACAAAGGATATGTGAAACAAAATCATTTGGATGTTGGAAAATGGGTAAATATTCATTTTGGGGGTGATTATCCTACCATTTTAACCGGTCAAATTACTAATAGCGAAGAAGATATGATTGAAATCACTACTTATCCAGACCTGCAAACCATCTATATTGACTTTGAATATAAAGGCGTTCCTGAAAATATTCCATTTAAACAAATTGAGATTCGGGAACCGCCTCAACAATATTTACAAAAAACGACGTTGGATAAAGTAGAAGAATCAGAAGTTGAAGGGTCTCCTATTACCGAAAAGGATGATATAGAATTACAATCACCATTAAGTGTTGAAGAAAACGACAATGATAGTTATCAAGATGAACTAATGAAACTATATGATGAAACAAACGAAATTGTATTCGGCGAAGAACTTGAAGTATTGAAGCAAGTAGTAGAGGTTCCCGAACACGAAAAAAAATACAACATAGAAGTTCAGCTCAATGATATGATGGATGTACTCTTATCTACTATCCCTAATCAAAACCGTAGTGAAACAATTATGAAGAATATTCACTTACTCATTACCCGCTTCAAAGAGTTACGTGAGACATTTTCCACCTTTTCGGAAGATACAAATTCCATTACACCCCATTTCTATGGACCGTATTATAAACCTTTGGTTGAGAATATGAAAAATATGAATACAAAACTAAAATGGTTGCTTCCTGTTGTAAAACACAAAAAACGTGTAATATATCCTAATGAATTATTAGATGTAGATATTGAAGCAAAAAGTAGGAACACATTGGAAGAGTTCCGTCAAATTCAAGAGTTACAGGAAAGATATAAAAAAGATGAGAAATACGAAAGAGACACTATCGTCCAGAGATTTAACAACGTATTGAACCATATAGATGAACCTGATTCAAAAGATGATGTATATTCAACAACGGTAAATGTTGGTATTGAGGCAATTGTAGATAACTTGAACGAATTTTATTCAAGCGTATTAGTTCTTAAGGGTCAAAATAAACAGATAGAAAGAAAGCAATATGTTATTGATACCTATAGTCTTGGTATGAAAAAGTCAATCACATCCCGATTTGATAACAAAGTGAATGTTCTTGTCAACAATACACCCAATGATTCAATATACACTAAATCATTCTTATACCTTCCATATCCATTCATAGAACAGTCCAAAATATACCTCAACAAACAGAATATGTTGGAAAGAGTTAACACGCATCAGAATTTGATGATGTATTCCCGTTTATTTAATAATAAAACGAACATCATAACCAATATTATTGAGAACCTTGACGAAGATTATAACCACGAATCATTAGACTTATTGACAAACATGAATACATTTTCTTTGGATGAATTCTCAACGAATGTCGATAAAAACGTTAGATACGAAAAATTCTATGAATCCATTGTACCCAAAACAAAAACACTCATAAATATCCTTCGCGAACAATTGAAGAAGAAATATACATTTGTATCTATCGTAAAAGAACTCGAACCGTTTAACATTTCTCAACAGCACATCACATACACACAGCATAATAGTATACGCTATAACATAAAAGAAAATATTAAAGCATATAAGAAACAAATGGTGGAGTTCTCGCAATTATTCAGCAATTATATGAATAATAGACGTATCCACGACCGTGTGTTAAAAATGGATTTCTTTGATAGTTTATTGGATACACAAGCCAAAACAATTATTGACAACTATTTTCTACCTTCAAATAACGCAAATGTATCCGAACAAATAAAAAAAATATACAATATTGACAATGCGAAATTACTGTATACATTTGTATCCAAGTTGATGTTTGCTTTGAATGTGCCGTCAAAATTAAATATATTAGATGAAGACGAAAAAAATGCCAAGAACCCTTTGCGTATTAAGTCTGACTGCTCGCGTCGCTTCTTGAGTAAGAAATATACAAGTGTAGATGAATTGATGAAAGACAATAACAAAGAAGTATTGTATTACGATAAAGAATACGACGATACTCCCTATGACATTATGGAACATTATCAAACTGAAAAAAGAAGTATGGTGAATGAGGATTTCCATGACTTTCTCAAGGAAGTATTAATGCAAAAACACGACGTCCAAAAGGACTATGTGGATGTATTGACAAAAACATTAGTGGAAGGTAAAAAACAAGTAGACGAACAAGACTACGCCATAGTGGAGAATGTAGAATCTGATAACAACATTCACTATTATAAACGGGTTAAGAACAATTGGGTTCGCGATGATACCATAAGCGATGCGATGTTTATGGATAATAACACACTATTTTGCAATATTCAAAAACAATGTGTGAAAAACACATCCAATCAAATGTGTCAATCTACCGAACAAATGAAGGAATCTCTTAAAAATATGAGAAAAGAAGAATTACTTCAAGAATTAGAAACACGTTATCAAGTAAACATGGATGATCTCAGCGAAGAATTAGAAAAGAATTTTGAAGAATACCAACGATATATGAAAAAGCAAATGATATTAAATGAAGTTAACGAACAAAAGGCAAACAACTTATCATATCATCTTGGATTACTTGCTAACAAGGATTTATCTATCAAATCCCCACATAGTGGTTTATTACAAAAGATTTTAACATCAACGGATTTCACTACTAAACAAAATCATATTATTCTATTTGTTGAATTGTTCTGTCGGGAACCTATTGAAACAACAAATGAAAATTTATACTGGAAATATTGTAAAGATAGCAATGTAAAGTTGATTCCTTCATTTTTATATGAACTCGCTAATGCGTTTGCATTAGGAATTTACGAAGAAAAGTTGTTTGAAATCATCCGTAAACAAGGCGTTGAAAGTGATGATGGAGAATCCATAGTAGATATGCATAGCGGTATGATTATTACACCCCGAACATTTGATACAGAAGAAGGGTTTGATGCTTTAGGATTCAAAGTTTCATCACGCACAATATTAGAAGATGAAATAACGCAAATACCAGAACAGCGCAAACTCACTCGCGCCCAACAGCGTATATTTGAAAATCCTCATATGGAAAAAATATACAAGGTGTTTGAGTTCCTTACAACATCAATGGATATAGATGGCTCAGTAATAAGTGATATGTGTTTGCGAATATCACTCGAACTTGTTGACTCTTTAATCAAGGGAAAAGATTCGTATGAGAAAATAGTAGAAAAACAGAGGCAAAAGAACCCGGATAAAAAAATGGCGAAATATCAAGATTATTTTAATGAATCACTTATTATGATAGTATCCGGATGCTATTTAATATCGCTACAAACGGTAATCCCTTCCATCAAGGCAAAAAAGACATTCCCGGGTTGTGTCAAATCCTTCTCTGGATATCCTATGGGTGGCGACGAAGATACTAGTGGATTGAAATATATATCGTGTGTGTTATATAAAACACGAAGTAATATTGAACCGTGGAGTGCTGTTAAAAAAATACAAATCTTCGGAAACGTTTGAGAAAAACATCCGAAAGATTATTGATAATCATCTCATCACAAACAGCGAAATTACACATCTTATCAAAGAAAAGAAACAATACTTGTTATTAAATAAAGATGAAGATTATGAAATCAAAGAACAACATAGCATACAGCGGTGGGTAAATTTTCAACCACCCCTTGTCAAATATGAACTCAAAGAAGAACAGAAAAATAATGTGTCAAAGGAGTTTTTGCGTGAACTCCTGACAACTATCCAAAAAGGGGATAAATCTCAACATAAGATGTTATATACGTTAATCGCAAAGAATACAATATTGAATTATGGTCTCATCCAAGAAATTAATAACGAAGTCGGAAAGGAAACACCAATATTAAAAACATTTGGTGGCATTCCTTTTGTTGATAATGCGTGCTGTCAAGACATAATCAAAAATCCATTGAAGTATTTTTCAAATAAAAATGAAAATGTCAACGTATATCTCAATCAAATCAAACAAAACGAGGACTTTATAGCAAATATGAGAATGATTACATCTGCTCCTACGCTATATCATCCATATAATACTCGTGCAAAGACGGATATTTCAAAACAAGGGCATTATGAAGAAAATATATATGGGTATGTTATTCACTATTGTAATTTTGATAAGCCAGAAAGAGCACTAAGTGAATTCGAATCCATATGTGGCGAAGTTCCCAAATCATATCAACCTGAGTTGAATATTGAAGAAAAAATGGCAATCCTTAAACGCAATGGTAAAAATTATAATCTCGATTCACTATTTGCGCTTATGAAAATGATTAACAAACGAAACACAATTCGATTCATATATCCAACACGAGCATAGTTATAGTAAAGAAATATTGGTTCAACTCGATGATTTTGAAGAGTTAGAAATTCCTATTATTGAAAAGCCTCTCGATTGATTTACTTCGAAGTGTTGTTGTATCTACAAATGGGTATCATCAAGAAGAAACAAAAGAACTTGAGAATTTAAAGAATTATTTACTCATGACGACACAAAAAATGAATGACTTTGTAATAGATTATGTTAGAAGGTACTCAAATGAAAAAGGAAAAACTTTCGGATTGATACAAAAATTTGTATCTGAATTGAGAGAACCCAATAAATGGCAATCCGGAAAGCAAGAGAATTACCATAAAATGTCATATTTATTGAACTACTTGAAATATATTTCAAAAACGATGCCTCAAATTATTGTACGTAATATGAAATATGCAAATGTTCCAAAACACTGGAATGTTGTAAAGGTTCACGAACAAGATATAGAAAAATTTGTCTTAAGTGAATATAAGTTTATGGAAAATATACAAATGGACGATACGATGAAGACGTATTTCAATGTGCTACAAGAAAATATTGAAAAAATATATAATTTTTGTCTATTATTCCCATATACTGATCACGATGAAAAGTTTTTGGTGCTTGATAAACGAAGTCAAGAGCTATTTGTATCCTATTGTATATACTCGGTAATATATGAATACATTGTATTAACTGATAACGAAGATATTATTCAAATCCATTTAGAATCAACGAAACAAAATATTCGTAATATAAATGAAACAACAGAGTCGGATGAAATTATATCACAGCGTCCAGATGTAGATAGCAATTTACAACAACAAATTGAAATTTTAGAAGAAGTAGAAGTATTACAGGGTAATAAAGAGTCATTAAAAAATAACGTATGTAATATAATCGTTGCTTTATTAAATAAAGGTATTTATGATAAGGGATTATTGAATATTAATTATGACAATATTATCAAAAAAACACAACGTTCTAAGGATTACGAAAAGAAACAAATCATCAAATATCTTGGAAAAATGAGTATAGAACAACGTAGAATAGAAGACGAACATAAAAAATACAAACTTGGTATGTGGAATGTGGGTCAACAAAAAGGGTTAATACATTATGACAAGGGCACGTATAAGCGCGAACGTGATGAAATACTCAAAATGATTGATGGTGAAAAGGAAGGTGATGGCATTTCAGAAGGCTCAGTAGCGGTTTCTATGTTACAAAATGTGTATACTATACAAGATTTGGAGGAACACGACTCAAATATAGAAAACGAACAACAAGAGCGGGAAGCATATGATATTTCTCATTTAGGTGAAAACTTTATGGATGGAAATTATTATCCAGAAGACAACGAAGAAGAAGACAATTAGATATCTGACAATAAAATGTAGAAATATTTTATAACTATATAAAATATTTATGAGGACCCTTATATTACAACATAAGACGCTATTTGCGATTATTATTTTTCTAACATTATTCTCATCAATGCACTTTGTTAAGCCATCTTTTATATATGATACAGATGGAAGTTTTCGTGAATTCGGTGTAGGATATAAACATAAAACGGTCATACCAGCGTGGACTGTTTCCATAATGTTGGGTATTTTATCATATCTAAGTATTTTATATTATTTAGCATATTATTAATCACTATTTTGTATAAGTAATAACTATAGAAAATGGCACCAAATCTTATTGACAATCATAGTAAACATTTTATTAAATATTCTTTAATGGAAATGCACGATAACAAAATAACAAGTTATAATTTGCTATATAACATGCTAATATTTACACTATTTACATTAATAACAGCAATTACCCTATACTGTTTATATAAAGGGAAAAAAAGCGATGAAGAAAAACAAGTTAAATCATTCAAAGACAAAGAGTATATATTATCAAAAATTCGCGCAATACAGGAACAGCAGTTTGAAAAATCACAGATTACGGATTTACCTCCAATAAAAACAGTGAACGAATACTAATTATCTCGGTTATTTTAGTATGACACCATTATATATAATGAATATAATTGAAGAGCAACGTCAACAAATTATAAATAACAATAATACAGCCCAAAATTACATTGATTCTGTTATTCAAAATATGAATAAACTATCAGATGACATAATAATTAGTGAACAATTATATGGAGAAATTAACCTATCTGCCCTTTCTGATTTTAAGATTAAAAAGATTGTATTTGCACCGGGTAGTATCACAAGTATTATCCATATTCCTGATAGCGTATCCTCTATTACTATTAGTGAAAACTTGCTTATTGAGTTGAATGACCTCCCAAAATTATTAAAACATCTTGATGTGAATCATAATTATTTAACCAAAATAAATTTAGACGATCTAAAATTATTAGAAGTATTGAATATTTCCCATAATCAAATTGAAGAATTGCCTTACTTACCTCCTCTTTTGTTAGAATTGAACTGCTCTAATAATAAATTGACAACTCTTAATTTAGAAACATCAAAAAAAATAGAAACTTTAGATATTGGGTATAACAATATTACAACCATATATGGTTATCCTGAATCGGTTATTAACTTTGATTCGACGAATAACCCTTCAATAGAATACATTGATTCGGATATAACACCGGAAGAAAATGGAAAAAAGGAGGAAAAGCACGACTATTTCACAAGTTTAAATACATACTATAAATTCAAAACATTATATGAAAGTGAATTGAAAGAAATACGTAAGAAAGCATATAGCAAGAGCAAATCAAAAAAACAACATCAATTGAATTTAAAAGGTATTTATGGACGTTGTGTTTATTGTCGCCGCAATGTTGGATCTGTATTTATTGAAAATGATGAAAAGATTGTCGCTCATTGTGGTAGCACAAACGACCCGTGTAAATTCAATATTGAATTGATTAAGGGTTTTTATAATGATATCAGATATGTGTTAAATGAATATAAACAAGGTGTCATCGAAACACAAAACAACATCATAAGACAAAAGATGGATATATTATTTGATTACAGGAACGAAAAAGATATTGTGGATGAATATCAAGAGTTGATTAATGATATGGAAACATTTAATAGTGAATATACTGAACTCTTAAATAAGTATAATAAATTATTCAATGACGAAGAGAAACAAGCAACATTGACTAAAATGAACGTAGAATTATTTGAATTCAAGCAAGAATTTTTACAACACTTGAAAGAATTCAATAATACTAATAATAGAGAACATTTACATGCTGCAATGAACTTATACAGAAACCATATTTTTGTATTGAAACGACGTATTCACAATATTGAATATAATATATTAGAGATATATCAAGAAAACATAAAAAAAGACATATTTACATTTAACAAACAAGAACATACACTATCAAACATGGAAACAAGTGTTGATATTGACCGCGTTAAACATTTTGTAGTGAAAAATTGAATACATTATCTTAGATAAATCAAATATAAATACACTCTTACTTATATTTGATAATGACAGAAGAACACGCTTGGTATTCATACAAACAATCTCAGATTTCTGGAAAATATTTTACATACAAGGATATGAATGACAATCTCATTCAAGTTACTGAAATCAATCATTCAAAAGATGTAAAACCGCCATTTGACGATGTAGTATATATGGGAATTGTTAAACAATATATCCAAACAACAAGATTAGACACAGAATTTAGATTTAATAATTAACATTGATTGTAATTGCTTACTGTGTCCCAAACAATACCATTATCATTCGCCCATTTTTTTTGAGCGCATCGTGAAGACCCAGAAGCACTCCAATCAGGGTGTTCAAAATTTATAGCCTCTTTATTATTTTCATTAATGCCTGGAATATTTTCTTTTGCAGGAGGATCACCTTGGTAATTGGTTTCAAAGGCACCCATATTCGGTCCAGATGTTGGAATTAAACATTCACCATATTCATTTTTTTGCCAATAATCAGGACAATCGTATTTCACCGGAGGGAACGCAGATTTTGATTTTTCATTCATTCCATATACGCCTATATATGCCAAGATTATTATTAATAATATGATCGCAACGGATAATACAATCAAATAAAAAGTTTCCATTTTATATTATATTCACAGAAAACATTATAACGATGTTCTCTAAATATATTTAGAATAAATATCTTACAATACATTATAAGATACAAACATGTTTATTTCATCCGCATATAATGAAACAAATAAAATATTAGACGAAAAATCATCTCAATATAACGGTCGTGTTAATATTGCTGAACCCTCTGCAACAGCTGTATTTGAAATGCAGGAAAAAATCAATGTACGCAACAAGGCGACCAACTATCGTGAAGCATTAACCGGAAATATTGAGGAAAATGTTTTATCACAAGTGTTCTTCTCTGAAAAGAATATCCAAATCATTCAGAATGGCATTCGTGCGGGTGTATACGAAAAATCAAACAATGAAATTGTCGTACCTCCACAGAATATTGACAATCTTAAAATAATTATGCGTAGCACCTATTTACAATACGCGCAACATTATCCCAATGACATTACCGGACAAGTAGAAAAATTAAATAGACTTGTATTAGACTACGCTGTAAATGATGTATATAACGGTGCGGTGTCATATTTGAAATATATCCAAGATCAAAGCACAATTGCGATGCCGATGGATCGTCCTTTACAAAATGATCGAGATTATAAAGAGTTAGAAACAAAGACATTCATGTAAGTGATAGTATGTGAAATAATTATATCATTAAGATATAATGATTCGTGAAAGTTATTTAATCGCCCAACAACACGTCAACGAACGCATAGGAAATCAACTAACTACATTAGTAATGAATTATTTATGGCATACAGAACATTATGATTTGGTTACTAAGCCTTTAATTCAGTATAATATCAATGCTGGCAAAATGCATTTATTTTTAATAAATAAAATATTACCTATCATTCGAACCATACACTTCAAACAAAACAAACATTATTTAATTTATCTAAAATACTACAATTTATTTCTTCAAGAAGTTGCTAATAACAACGGTCTTCGGATATATTTAATGAATCATTATCCATATATGAAGTATATTACTCCATTTATAACGCATAATAAATTTGCGGGTGTCAATCCATCATACATTTATATATGTAATTATTGTCTGACTTTATCAAAATCATTGAGATATCATGTAATTACCAATTTTAAACAATTAAATGATATTAGTGGGAATTTATCGGATATATTTACCGGATCGGGAGAACCCATCGACCACATATATGATAAATATACCTAAAAATGAATATAATATGAATTCTTCGGCAATGTTTTCTGTTTTTTCGTGTTGTTGTTGTTCTAATAAATGAATCATATAATTAATCTTTTCTAAAAGTTTATCATTGTTTCCGAATTTATCTACAATACGTCTTTCAACACTTGAAGGTTGTGCTTGTTTGTATGATATTTCTCCATTATAGCTATTGGTGTAATTACTAAATTGTTCGTGGACGTTGGGATTATATTCCAAATTGTTTGTTTGAATATTTGGCATATCTTTTTTGACGTGTATATTTGGATTTGGAAGAGGGTTGAAGTTCTCTAAATGATTTCCATCATTATCTTCATTATTATCCATATTATTTATTAAATTGTTGATACGTTCATTTCGCTGTTTTTGTATATTTTGTGTCTTCTCTATTGATTGTGGAATATTTGTTTTGAATCCTTCAAGCATTAGATTATTTTCATTTGTATCTGAGTTATCTTGTGATATTAGACTTGGTTTTTTCATTGTAGATTGTCGTTTATTACGTCTATCCTTAGACGTCCAAGTAGACGCGGTATTTAATAATGACATACTTAACAAATATATAGAAAATTATTTTAAGTGTATATACTTAATTATCATAAAATATGTTCTAATGAAACTATATATGAAAATTGTTTTGGAATATATACCTTTATTATCTGTAATCATTTTGACATTATTGTCTAATGATGTAAAAAATATATGGTTCACAACTTTGGGGAAGATATTTGCAATTATATTGATTGTTTTCTATTCAAGAATTGATAAATACATCGGTTTAGGTGTATGTATGATTATTATAATGTTCTATAATACATATGATTTCTACGTTTTTGAAGGTTTAGAAAACGATGACGAAGAAGAAGAAAAATCTGAAGAAGAAGGCGAACCAGACAACGAAGCGGAAGATTTAATCAAACAAGCTGAAAGTGAAATGAATAATTTTGATGTAGACAAAGTCAAGGAAGAGGCTGTTGAAATAACAGGTGAAGAAATTAAACTCCAAGATACAACCAACAGTATTAGTGATATACAACAAGAAGTGAATGAAACTAAAAAATTGGAATTAGATGCTGAAAAGGATAAACAAGAATATGAATTAGAACAACAGAAAATAGAATTGGAAAAGGCTCAGCAAGAAAAGAATGATAATATGATGTCAGAACAAATGAACGAACAAAAGAAACGAAGAGAAATAGAAACGTTACAAAATATATTGAAAGAGCGAAAAAATTACAGTCAACATATCATTAATAAGACGGAGAATCGTTTATCGGAATTATTATTTAATGATGAACCTAAAAAAGAATCC